TTCCAGAAATCAGCCCAAGCCTCACGCTCTTCATAGGCGAGAGCTTGGTCCAAGAGAGTTTGATACCAGTCATCGACAACCTCCTCGGTCATCTCTGTCTCGTCAGCCATAGCGTCGAGGACCGCGCACTCCTCGAATTCTGAGATGGCATCTCCAAGGATGAAGCCCATCTCTGCGGTGTAGTCGTTCTTGGTCATGCGTCTATTATACCAAAAGGGAAGAGGAAGTGCAAGACCATTTTCCAAGAAATTTTCTCTTGGCTCTGGGGGTGTACCTGATGGTAGTGCATCCCCACTCCTGCATGATGTTAGTGATGGCGAGGCCGAAGTTGACCACATCCACAGTATGCACTACTCGGTTGTCCTGTGAAATGGTCACAGAGCATTTACCCTTAGGGTCTGAGGGAAGAGTGCTGATGATGAGTGTTCGTTTCATGTGTATATTATACCACTACTTGGTGGGGTATGCAAACCTTTTCTTGAATTTCTTTACATTGGGTATCCAATGCCTGTTGAGCTTGTCCTTGTCTCTAGGGTCATCTAGGGGGCAGTACCTACCACCTAGGAAGGTGATGAACTCACCCTTAGCCCCTGCCTTGTGCCACCTGTCCCAGTTCTTTTGAACAGTAGCAGCACACCAGCCAGCCTGTGAGCGATAGGTGGGGTCTACCCTAGGGTGTAGTATGCCATACTCACGCCCAGCCCTACCATTCTCAGCATAGCGTATGGCTGCCACTATGGGTGCAAGCTCACGCACACACTCAGGGCGTATGTTGGTGGCTATTGCATCATCGAACATAGCAGCACACGCCTTGCCATCCTTAGAGGCTATGGCTTGGGTGGGTGATTGGGCGAGTGCAGGGGCACACAGTAGGGCTAAGGCTAGAACTGTTCTCATATAAGTATAAGGGGCAAAACTCAGCGAACCGAAGCTCCTTTTCATGATTTATATTGGGTCATCCTAGCCAACCGTCGTAAGTGCTTTATTTGCAGATGTTTGGCAGAAAATAAAGGCCCTCTTAACTAGGATTCCCCATTTGGCCCCCCCATAGATGGTACATCTTATTTTTGTTATACCAAAATTCCCAAAAATAGGAATAGTTCCCACTATCTTAAAAGTTCAAAAAGGTCGGATTCTAAAAAAAATTCTAAAAAAATTTTGAACGAAATCGGAATATGTTTTTGGGACCCCCTATTGTTGCGGGACTCTATATAATTATATGGTAGGAAAAACAGGATCAGCAGTAGTAGGAACGTCAGCATCAAGAAGACGAAAAAGTGGGAGGGGGTCAAGCGCACCCTTAATAACAGGGGCTCCTGATCCTTATGATTTAAATTTCATTCAAAGCAAAACTTGGTTAGGAGTACCCCTTTTTCATTATATGAGCAATTGGGAAGAAGCTGGTGGTAGATATAACTTTACTACAAGTAGTGGTGATCCTGCAAAAGTAGGGCCTGACCCTGCGGTGACGCACAGCGTCGATCTGAATTCCAGAGTTGGTAGATGGGCTAATACTTATCTTGCCCCAGGCCAAGGAGATGCTGTTGTTCCTCTGGATTTCAACGGCAACAACTGGTTCGACAACGAGACATGGAGAGCATGGGACTTGGGCGCGGGGCACCCTGCTTTGGTAGAAAGAGATTATGGTGGTAAAATGCTAAAAGGATTATATTTTTCAGGAACTGCATATATGCAAATAGATGGGGCTTCTGTTACGGTTCCATACGGTGTACCTTCTCCTATGTTTGGTACAGGAGGAAGCCAGTGGAACGGAAATACGGGAGCCACCTTCTTATTTGTAATTGATCAAGATCCTGTTAATGTTACTACAGGAAATCCTCTCGCAAATGGCATACAGTCTCTATTGTGTAGTAGACAACCCGTCCCTACATCAACCATATCCAATCCGTTGCCCTTGAATGGCTTTACTTGGCCTGAGACTGAAGACTTTGGTATTCAATACTTTAGAAATGGTTCGACATACAATGAATACAGCCTCGCTTCTATGAGACAGAACTGGGGTCCTGAAGCCACATATCCGAATAATTTAAACTCAGGAATGCCTCCCGTGCTTGCACCAAACCTAGGTTATGGTGGTGCGGCGGGTGACTGGGATAACTTCAATGGGATGGCGGTGATGAGAAAACCCAACGAAGGCTTACAAGCAATTTTACTTGAATACGATAATACGGATCACCTTAAATTTGATTCCTCTATAAGTCCTCTAGCCAGTGACCGAGATTACGAGGGTCCTAAAGTAAAACTATATGCAATGTCTCCTGTTGGGGGGGCTTGGGATCACACCCTTTTTGGGAACCAAATATCAGACCCATCAGATTTCGTCACTCCAAAACTAGTGAGCTATTCTCCTACCTTTAGAGATTGGACTTTGTTTCACGATAAAAATGCTTTTTTAGGTGGCACTCCTCCCTGCCAAACCGAACCTGGAAACACTACAGCCATGGGAAACGGTTTCAGAGGAATAATCTATGAGGTTATGATGCTTGAAGGCGTTTTATCTGATTTAGATAAATCAAGATTAGCGAAAATCTTACAACGCAAATACCCCCTTTAGCAGGTAGTTTTTTTGGGACTCCTAATATGTTGGGACTCCTATATAACTATATGAACTCATACGAAAGAATTTTTGAAGCTTTTATTAGTGAGATTGGGGATACTCCCCCTGGAAGAAGTTATATTCAAGCTGCTCTCCATAAAAGAAAAGAACAATTAAAGCATCTTAAATCTGCAAATGTCCCTGCTAGAGACACACATCACGCAGAGGTTCAAGTTAAAAGAGTGAAAGCAAGATTAGGTCCACAACCTACTAACAAGCTAGAGGATCCAAAGCCATTAAAGCCTGGAAAATCAAGAAGAGTAAAGGCAGCAGATGCGGCTGAGAAACCTTCGGATGCAGGTGATGACGCAGAAGAAAGAAAAGAAATCAAAACAGATACTTATTACGATACTAGGGCTCTTCCACGCGAGAAGCGCCCTGGAGGGATGCCAGTGGGTCGTATGATGAGAGGTGCTCTTAGCAAAGCCAGCAAGCAGGGCTGGCCTAGAGGTCGTAGACCAAAGTTATAGGAAAAATAATATGAACTCATACGATAGAATTTATGAAATGTTAATTAAAGAGGATGACGATGAGGAGTCGCGTGTTGCAAGACGAGCTAGACTCCGTAATAGAGAGGCGGGGAGCATATTTACAAGAAAAAACCAACGAAGACTCACAAGATTTAGGGCTGCGATTAGCTCCTTTTTTGGAGGAAAAAAATGAATACATACGAAAAAATTTATAACTTGTTAGTAGAAGGACCAACTCCCGAGGAGTGGGAAGCTGGTCAAAGGATCTTTAGGAAGTACAGAGAATTCAATCCTGGGGCAGCGAGGTTTAGACCTACTGCTGCATCAAAGAAAACAACAAAGAAAACAACAAAAAGGGGTGGTAAGTAATGAACTCATACGAAAGAATATATAATATATTAGTAGAAATGCAACAACGACCTCTTAAGACAGACTCCTTAACAGGAATGATTTTTAGACGTACAAAGGATGGTACATTGGTAAGAACAAAACCAAAAGGCTCTTGGCAACCCGTAGACAAGGAGCCTAAGAAAAAATGAACATTTACGAAAGAATATATGATCTACTAACAGAGGAGTCTTTAGCACAACAGACTTCACCTAAAAGTAAAAAGAAAAAAAGCAAAGCTATAGTTTCTGTTTTACGCAAAAGAGCAGAACACGCTGGCGAAAAGACAGGTAGGGCCGAAACAAGAGGTGAAATTACTTGGAAACAAGCTGATACGCTTCTGGGTCAGCACGAAAAAGCCACGGATCATCATGGGGGTGGTACTACTAAAACTAGAGAAAGGTTTAGAAAAGGAATGATAAGAGGAGCCCGAGGGTCGGCTTCCTCTCGTAGTCCAGAAGACAAAGCTCGCGCTGGAATCCAAGTTAGAAGGAGAAGAAGATGAACTCCTACGATAGAATTTATAATTTGTTAACCGAAGCTAAAACACCAAGAGAAAGAAGAGAACAGATGTGGAATGCGTATAGAGAGAAGCCAGGAATGCTTAAAAAAGATAGGGAACACCCCCAAACCACTCTCGCCGCGCTTCGCGCCAAAGCGACAGGCTTTGAGGATGAGTCCCGTGCCCATACCATCGACCAGATGCTCCACAAAGGGAGGGGCGATCCCAATCCTCCAAAAGACCATCCTTTCCTGACACCAGGTCGCGGGGATCCCGACAACCCTGCGGCTTATGGGGGGTCTGCGGCAGAGTACAAGCGAGGTCGGGATCTAAAAAAACGAGACCGTCTAGCGGCGGATGCGGAGAGAACGCAAACTCAGATTGGGCAACGTCTTAGAGGAGAACCAACAGAAAAGAACAAGCCACCGACGAAGCCTGGACTAGTAGGAAGGGTAAAAAAATTAATAAGTAGGGTAACTGGAAGATGAATACTTATAAAAAAATTAAAGCTATTTTATTAGAGGTTAAAGGTGGTCCTATGCGTCAACGATCTAAAAGGCACCTTGCCCAAGTTACACAAGCAAGAGATCCTCGTAGACAAGCTAGAGGCTTTGGTGCTGGACCTCACGACAAACCAGATGCTGGGGAAGGAACATCTTCAGAGGTTCAAGTTTCAATAGCTAAAGCCCAGGCTGCTTTAAAGCGGCCCTCATTAACAGGGATTCAAAGAGCACAGATTCAAGCTTATTACAATAGGATTACAAACAAAACAACAGGTGTGCCGGGGTTCAGGGAGCTGTTGAATAGCATGCAGAAGCATCGAGGTCGCCCAGAGAACCAAAGTACAGAGATTAATATGAATACATACAAAAGAATATATGAAACACTCATTAGAGAGAGGAGCGGCGAAGCGGCGAAGTACCATGTTGCTTCTAGAGAGTATCAGACTGCTGCGGAAAGAGAAAGTGGGCTCGATACTGAATCAGTGAAAACTACAAAACGGGCTCGTGAGGAATGGGATGAGGCTAAACGTAATTTAGTGGCAAGTCTTAAACGTAAGGGGACGCTTCGATCTAGAAGGGTTCCTCCTGGTGAAAGACCTTCTTTATTAGATGCTCCTGAGGAGAGGGCACTGCGGAAAAAAAGAGGTAGGAAGAGATCTTCGATTGGTCGTGCTGGTAGGGCGTTACGAACTGCTATTAGTAAGTTAAATCGTCCGACAAATAAAGAGCAAAATAGCAATAAGAGATCGGGGTGATACGTGAAAAACTTTCTCCTGGTAATCCTCTTTCTTTTTCTCACTAGTTGCAGTACTATTAAACACGCTATTGGTGGTGCAATTGGAGGAGGCGCGGTTGCGGCTTTTGTCCCTGAACCAGCAGCAGTTGCAGCAGGAGCAGCAGGGGGAGTAATGGTTTCCGAGATGCTTATGCCCTCCGCAAGTCCAGCAGCAATAGTCGGACAAGTAGCAGGTGCGGGTCCAGTCCAAGGAACTACGGCTTCTACATTACACGAAACAGGTGGACTGATTAAAACATTAGGGTATTGGTACTTAGTATTATTTGTATTCTTACCTTTGTTCACTAAGAAAGGTAGAACTTGGTTTAAGAAGTTCGGATCAATTCATAATACTGTTTCTCAAGAGGATATTGATGCTAGAGATGATGATCAAGATCAACGTATGAATAAGTTAGAAGAGATATTAAATTCTATACAAGAAAAAGAATCAAAAAAATAAAAAAAATAATCTCTAAAACACTCTTAACCCATCTAAATAATGTAGATTCTTAATAAGGACATTTTTCAGGAGAACCAACTATGGCATTAACACGAACACCAGCACCCGTTCAATATGGGACCGCACTTCCAGCCCCTACTGCGAGTATTTACGCAAGCGGAACTAGCCCCGCATCAGGCATTGACGGATCGGGGGCTTATTGCTCCGCAATGCATATTAGAGAACAAAGCTTGGCCTACGGCTACAAAAGAGTCCCAATGGGATCTATCAACTGGGCACCCTCAGATGTTTCACTTACAGGTGTAAACATCGGAGGTACAATTGAAAAAACCGCTTTAATTGTACAGGCTATTGGTACAGTTGCGTCTTACATTGTTTCTGGTGAATGTTGGGAAACCTCCGCGTTTACAATACCACAAAGATTCACAGTTCAATCAATTTCGGGTGTTGACGGAAACCAATACGGACAAGTATCCGCAGGTTGCTTCGGACCTGGGGGCGATGCATTTAACCAAACTTCGGCTCAGTACTACTCTAGAAAGCCTACTTGGTGGGTTTCCTCAATGTCAGGCTCTGGTTGGGAAGATGACTTAACCTTCTCACCCGAGGTTCGGCAGATTTTCAACTTCGCAATTGTTGATGGTAGTGCAGACGCTAATTGCGGCCCCCCAACCTACCCACAAGCACAACCCGGACAACATTGGACGGGGTATAACTTCTTATGTTTAGGAACAAACATTGGGCCTAACACTGATTCCTTGTGTGGTTTAAAATTAGTCGAGTGGATTGACCCCCTAGCTGAGAAGTTGGGTGGTTATCGAACAAACCAAGATAACACAATGGATGTACAGATTGCAACGGATGCCATCGGTAAGGCTATAAGAGATGGTGGTTGGGTAACCCCTAACAACTTCACTTCCCCAAGCTCACACTACAACCCAGATTATCACACCTGGAGTTAATTGATTAAATAACTTTACCGTCTAACCTATATAATTAGGATAGACGGTAAATTTATGTCTATACAAAATATGCCAGCAGTAACTAGAAAAGACGATAAAGACGCACTTCATTGAAGCATCCCAACGAGAGTAGGTTGCTCTCTTAATGTTAATGCTAACGGAAGGGGTATATCTAGGAAGGGAGATTTGAATGATCTTCACGAACTTCCTGGTATTCCCTGTCCTTCTCATTCCGCAGGTATAACCACAGGTAGTTTAACTGTATTTGTTAATGGTCTGGGGTGTGGTAGGGTAGGTGATGAAATCACTCTCTGTACTAATGTTGCTACGGGATCACCTAATGTTAATGCAGGATAAATATGAAAAAGAGATTTATGATACCTAGAATAGCACATTGCTGAAAAGGTGCTTAACTTCCTTCGTGCAAGGAAAAAAAGAATAACAATTATTTAGGGTGTATCCCTAAATAAAGAGAGGGGAATGCCAAGAGGAGATTATAATGGCTGATAAACCAATGATTAATGATAAAGGTTATATTGATGTGAATTCTGCGCTAAAGCTTAAAGAGGCTGAAGGAAGGGTTGAAGTAGAGAAAATGAATGCGGAATCAGATGCTAAATTCAGAGAACTTCTTATTAAAGAGAGTGCTAAGGAAACTGCTTCTAAGCACTTAGCTAAATTTGCTGGGTTTTACTTAACTTTCCTCGTTTGTATGTTCATCTTTTCGATACAGTTTGTTCCTGAAACTAGTATTGCAGTTGTTGCAGGTTTGATCACGCTTGTTGTGACAAATCTATCAACAATTCTCAAGGGAATTGTTGAGAACGGAGATAGACAAGAAGAAGAGCTTCATGATGAAGCCAGGAAAAGAGGACTAATGAAATGAATCCATTATGGGGATTATTGTTTAAAGATAGAATAAGAACACCTTTTTCGGTGTATAAAATGAGTTTAGCAGAAGTAGTAGTTTTAGGAGCTATTATTTTTGGGATTGGTTTTGGTATTGTACGGGGTGGACATTGGCTTGTAGAAACTATTTCTCTCGCACCTGCGGTGGCTACTGAAGCTCAATAATTGCAAAAAAAGAACAAGGGGTACAGAAATAAAGACCCTAGATACTTAGAGAAGGTTAACTACTTTAAGAAGCAACTTAAACGACTCTTCATTCGAGAGGGTAAGAGAAAACACGGAAGAAAATTAATATGAATTGGCAAGACAAAATTTACGAGAGTTTAGTAGAAGGGAAAAAGGAAACCACCAAGGAAAAGATAGACCGAGAGCAGTCGAAGGAACGAAAGAGAGTGAAGTGGAGAACAAAAAAAGGCTCGGGGATGAAAGGATTGTCCCCTGGAGAGGCAGCGGAATTCGGGGGTGATACAACAAAGGACACCAGAACTACGGGTCTACCTAAATAATGAATTGGCAAGAAAGAGTTTTAGAACGCACTCAAAGTTCTTTTAAGTACAAGGTTTGTACTGACTCAATTGCTAAAACTGCTGGAACCACTAAAAGAGGTACTTGGAGCCCTGCTGCTAAAGGAAGATATGACCGTTGCCTTAAGAAAGTTAAGGGCAAGAGTTAGGAAGCTGTTTTCCAAAAATATTTATAAAAGCTTCTCTATTCTTATGCCAAGAATCCCTTCCTGCGATTTCCCCACCTGATTCATGTCTTATATGAATAGGTAATGTGTAATTTTTCATCTTTTTCAAGTGAGCTTGAAAGGTATAAAAAATATCATAAAAGTCCCAAAGACCTGGGAATTTAGCTGGTTTTTTGGTTTGAATTGATCTAAGAGTCCTCTTCTTAGCAGCTAAAAAGACACCATCCATTACAACAACTTGTCCTAAATCTCCAAAATATGTTGGGTACATAGTTTCTATATCATTTCCATGCATAACATACCCACTTAATTTTCCTGAAGACCATACCTGTTTATCCCACCATACCGCAGAGTCCACTAAAATTTTTGCTCCAGCCACTCCAACAAAACCAGTATCAACTTTTGATAGCTTTTCTTTTAGAAGACGGGTAAATACTTCTGGGCGAGTTAGTATTTCTATATCATCATGACAAAGAATTATTATATCATCCAAATCCGCATCTAAGGAATCTATGCCAGAATCATATGCCTCAAAAATAGAATTTTGGTTTGTAAGTACTTTTGTTTGTATTTTACAACTTTTAAAGTACTTTAATAGGTTAGTGGTTGTGGGTGATAGATTCTCGTCCCGAGTACAAGTTAAGGAGTAAATGTTCATGGAAAATGAGGTATTAGAAGAGTTTAAAAAATGTAAAGCGGATCCAGCCCACTTTATGTGCAATTATGTCAAGGTTACTCACCCTGTTCGAGGTTTGGTTCCCTTTAAATTATACCCATTTCAAGAACGTATTGTAGGAGAACTTGAGAATAATCGGTTCAATATTCTAAGAAAATTTAGGCAAGCGGGATGTACTACTATCGCTTCCGCTTATGCTTTGTGGTTAGCGGTATTTCAACGTCACCAAGCGATTGTTATTCTTTCTAAAGGTGACACGGAAGCTACGGAGGTGTTAGATAGAATTAAAGTTATGTATGAAGAACTTCCTTCCTATATGAAACCTGGAATTTCGGAGGATAATAAGCATACTTTAAAATTAAAAAATAGATCTATTATTAAGTCTAGACCTTCAGGAAAACAATCAGGTAGATCTCTTGCTGGGTCTTTTCTTATTATTGATGAAGCCGCTTTCATCGAATCTATTGATACAATTTGGGCCGCTGTTTATCCAATTATCTCTACAGGAGGAAGAGCCTTTATTCTTTCTACAGTAAATGGTTTAGGTAACTGGTTTTTTGAAACTTACAGTAAGGCTGTAGAGAATGCGAACTCTTTTAATGCTATTGATATTAGATGGAAAGAGCATCCTGAGTATTTTAGATCTCCTGGATTTGAATTTATTTATGAGGAAATGTCTCAAAGAACCCCCCCATTTAGTATTGATGACTGGGAGACGGTTACTAAATCAAATATGCCTAGAAAACAGTGGCTTCAGGAGTACGAGTGCGAGTTTCTAGGTACAGGCGATACATTTGTCGATGGAGCCATACTATCGCATTTAGCAGAAAATATTGACGAAAATTACTATACAAAATATAATAATCGGATGCGTGTTTGGAAAGAGCCTGAACCTTTTTATGATTATATTATTGGCGTTGATACCGCACTAGGGAGGGATCGAGATTATTCAGCCGCGCAAATAATAAATCTATATAATGGAGAGGTTGTCGCAGAGTTTTATAGCAATAAGACGCCAATCAATGATTTTGCAACTATTTTGAATAAAGAAGGCATGTATTATAATACGGCTAATATTGTCGTAGAAAGAAATACCGTAGGAAATCATGTCGTAGATCTTTTATATAATGATCATGAGTATGAGAATTTATGGCATGACGATAATGGATTACCTGGATTTCAGGTAACATTAAAAAATAGGGATGTTATTTTATCTGAATTAGAAGAGGCGATTCGAACGAATGTTCTAAAAATTAACTCTCAACGCACTTTAAATGAACTAAATACTTTTGTAATAAACAGTTCTGGAAAGATAACTGCCGATAAAGGTAGACACGATGACCTAATTATGAGTTTATCCCTAGCTAACCATATTTTAAAGTACACAAGAGACACTTCATTAGTTGAATATGTTAAAGAAACTGCTTTTAAAGAGGAGAAATTTAATAAAGATAAATATAAAGTGCCTTTAATATCTTTTGGGGGACCGCAAGTTGAGGATTTAACATGGTTGACGAAATAAAACCTACAATAAACGAAGATGGTGGACAATCCACTTGGGCTGATTACAAAGCTAGAGGCCCTTATTTCTATCCTAGGGGAGCCTTAGGAAAATTCTTTGCTAAATTCTTTGCTACACCTGCACAACATGCAGTATCAAAGGAATTTAATAATCCAGATAATAGCCTTGCAGGGGACACAAAACTTCCTAATTCTGATGTAAAGCAAGCGCCTAATTCTGGTGCTGCATTTACTATGAATAGGACTACTCCTGTTTATTCTGAGATTGAAAGAAGTAGAAGAACACGTTATAAAGAGTATGAAAAAATGGATGAGCACCCCGAAGTAGGTGCTGCTTTTGATATTTATGCTGATGATTGCACTCAACGAGATACTAATGATAAGCGATGGAGCGTGAAATCAGAGAGTCCAGAGGTTGTCTCTGAGGTAGAGCGGTTATTTAAAACAATCGAACTTGATAGGTTATATTATGATATTTGTAGGAATACTGTAAAATTTGGGGATTGTTTTATTGAGTCTATTGCTGATGTAAATAACCCCGATGCTGGAATACAAAAAGTTAAGGTACTAAATCCAAATTTTCTTTTGCGCGTTGAGGATGATTATGGTTATCTAAAAACATTCCTTCAGCAAATTCCAGATGCAGGAAAAAGTGATTATGCTCAAGGAGGTGCGTTTGATATTGATCAAACAGGAACAAAGAACTCTAAATTTATTGAGCTAGATAAGAATCAAATAGTCCATTTTCGTTTATTTACATCTGATCCTAAATTTTACCCCTACGGCAAGTCAGTAGCTGCTTATGGGGTTCAAACATTCAGATCATTGCGTCTGATGGAAGATGCAATGCTTATTTATAGGCTCTCAAGAGCCCCAGAAAGACGAATCTTTTATATTGATGTAGGCAACTTGCCCTCTAGTAAAGCTGAGATGTTTATTGAGAGAGTTAAGGAAAAATTTAAAAAAGAGAAATATATGCGAGGTAATGGTGTTGATACTCGATACAACCCATTAGCAGCAGACGAAGATTATTTTGTCCCTATCAAAGGAAACCAGGGAACTCGGATTGAGACCCTTCCTGGGGCGCAAAATTTAGGCGAAGTGACTGATGTATCTTACTTTAGGGACAAGCTGTTAGCGGCTCTTAAAGTTCCACGCGATTATGTGGTGGAAACAAAAGATAAGGCACCAGATAAAAAAGCGAACCTGTCGGAATTGGATGTTAAATTCGCTAGGGCTGTTGCGAGAGTGCAACACGATATTGAAGTAGGTTTAGAGATTTTAGTTAAACGTCATCTTGTGATGAAGAATTTTCCTTTAAGCTTAATTAAAGACTTAAGGATTCAATTGCCAGATCCTTCTGATAGATTTACAAAAAGAAGATTAGAAATTGATCAGGCTCGTTTAGCAATAGTTCAAACTGTTACTCAAACTCAATTATTTCCAAAAGATTATATCTACAAGGAATACTATAATATGAGTGAGGGTGAGATTTTGTTATTAAAAGAGAAACTAAAAAAAGAGTCGGAAGAAGCTGCATACCAACAGCAGGAGCTTAATCAGATATCACCAGGAGCGGGTGAACTGCCTCAAGGTAATACCCCTGGAGGGCTAAATTCAACACCGACACAGCAAGAAAGACCGAATGAGGATTTTTCTTCTTTAATGAAGTATAGAGACAAAATTAAAAAGAAAGAGGGGTATAGGGTAGATGAACAAAAAACTTGGCAAAGAATTTTAGGAAAAATCAAAGAATCTTAAAATTTTAGGTAAATGATTGCTATATATAAATTTAGCACCTAGGAGTAATGAAAAACATGTTTGATCATATTTTTGAGAATAGAGACAAGAAAGTAACCAATATAATTAAATTATCTGATTATTTGGGTAGATCTTTACGAGAGAATGTAGAAGTTTTTTCGATTGATGATAGTGAGCAAAAGGTAACTTTTATCACGGAAAGCGGCTATATTATTGCGGCTGATTATGATTTCGATAATACCGTAGCATTAAGAAATATTCAAATTGAAACAGATGATTTATTTGAAGACACTAACCAATTTGATGAATTTGTAGATTATAAAATATCGAACTTTATTCAAAATATTTTTGAAGAGGACTTTGCTGAAGCTGATACTAGTTTTAACAAAGTTCTTCAACTATGGGAGAATAGAGTTAAGTTCTCGTCAGTAAAGAATAAACTTTACGAGAAGTCCCAAAAATTTAACGGAACTAATAGAATCATTGATTCTGAAGAGTTTCAAAAAATGGCACAGGTCGCGCCTCAGATAGTAGAGTTTTTAGTTGAGAACAAGAATTTAGCCAATATCCCAGAAATTAAAAACATGGTTAGGTTATCTTCTGCTGTTTCTCATGCCTTCAATATCCCTAGACTCTCTTATGATGACCTAAATGAATCTTCTTATGTGATTCCTCCTGAAATAAATCATAATATATATGAGATGATTTGCAAACAGGAATTAATTAGAAAAGAGTTAGTTGAGTCTAAAAATAACTTTGATCTTGTTTGGTTGAATAATGATAAAATCTCTAATTTAGCTTCTCTCGTTTATGAGAGTGATGAACAGACAATTGCACAGGCTTTAGTTGAAGTTATCGTAGAAGTCCCTTATTTCTCATTAGCCACTAAAAAGCAGATAGCTGAAACACTAGCAAATAGTTTGGAATTAAATGATACAGTAAAAGTAAGTCTTAAAGAGATTAAAGCATTTAGCAGCTATCTTTTTGAAAGTAAAAAACCACTTAAAGAGATTTTCCTCTCTATGTTGAATGAAAAGTATGGGATTAGTGTACAAAATCTTAAAGATATCCCCACTTTTAAAAGTCTTTTAAATACTCAAGTTTTGATTTTTGAGGCGTTATCAAAACTTAGTCCTAAAAGCTCAGTGCAAAAGGATGTTCTTTTGGAAACAGCAAAAATGCTAAGGACGAGAAATGGAGTAGAGTCTATTGATGTTAATAGATTTATTGAGCTTCTTTTTGAGAAAGCAGGTTATACTGATATTTTGGATGATGCTTTAATTGAGAATCTTACCATTAAAGAAACTTTTTCTGAAATTGATTCTATAGAAGAATTGGTAGAGATTATACTTGAAACAAAGAGAAAGAAAGAAGAGGGCGGCGATAAACGATCCAAGAAGACAAAAGCTGCTCAGGCGAGAGGCGAAGAAGCTAAAAAGAAAGCAGAGGCAGAAGAAGCGCAAACGGAAACTGACGCCTTCAAGACTAGCAGTATGAAGGATCATATTGAGTCTAACGAAGATGATTCCCGCATGGATGAGAAAGAAGCTAAAAATGATGCGGAAGCTGGGGGCCTTGATCCGACTACCGCAGTTGAGGAGCTACCCCAAAAAGAAGAGGAAAAGGAAGAAAAGAAAAAAACACCTACTTCTGATGAAATTATGAAGGATTTCAAAAGTTTTGAGGATATTTTAAACTCAATAGATTTTGACAGTTTAGATACAGAAAAAGAGAAAGAAGAAGAGCATGAAGAAGAAGTAGAAAAAGAGCAAGAAGTTGAAAAAGACGAGGAAGGTGAGGAGTGAGTGATCTCAGAGAAACAATCCTTCCAGTCTGCAAGCTAGTTGAAGTAAAGCGTATTGCTGATGGGGCTGGGAGTTGTAATGCTTCGTCGTTTGATTTGGTAAACACTGCGCTTACTGTAGATTCTATTGCCATTTCTGATGCTTCGTGTTCACTAGGCACTTCATCCTTCACCGCATCAGGAGGTTTCTTAGCGGGTTGGCCTGTTGCAGCTTCTTGTACTTTTGAGGTCATTACTGTACGACTTGATACAAACACAAATAAAACTACTGTTAGAGTGCTTACTGGTGGAGCTTATGATGCAAACGGTGGTGCTTCTGGGGTTGATTGTTCAACAGTAATGCCTACAGGTACTTCGGGCGTATTTACAGTTACAATGTCCAATGCAGAAGTTGAAGTTCCTTACGTTTCCGTAGTTGATTTAAGTGGATCTAAAGGATTCTTTAGGGTTCAACCCTCTTCAGGTACAGGAACAGCATTATATCTATCCGCTTTTGATCACGGACCTACCTCTGGGGTAATCGTATCAAGTATAAGTGTTTCCAGCACTACATCAGGGATTCCTGGTGCTATTGCCCAAGGAGGTGGTACGGCTACACTTACTTTACAGCCAAGTCAGAAAATTAGTGCGATTGCAATTGAAAACGAAACTGACGTAGCTGAGGGGCTGTTTGCTATAAATTACGGCGTAGTTAAACGGGCTAATGCCGTACGGGATCAACAATTACCTGATGCTAGATGAGTATAGTAAATTTAACGACTGTCGCTCCTGTATCGTCTAAGGGGTTTTTTGGTAGAGGCATTGGTATTACAAAATCCTCCAATGTTCAAGCTTCTATAACTTTTTTTAATAGTGAGACTCCTGCATTTAAGGTAACAGCCGATAAAGGACCTTATCGAGGAAGAAAAGGTAATTTTTTAAAGTTTGGGGTTTTTCGTCAAGCAGGGGTTAGATATGTTCTATCTTGTTTTGAGTTTGATGGAGATAAAAATAATGGTACAGTGAGTACCGCAGGTGTCGCTGAAGGAGCCACAACCGCAGCGGGGATTGTATCAAAGATTAATAGTTCTAATTTAGGGAATTTTGTTACTGCGACCTTACTTAACAATGCAACTAACATAGACTATACGGGGGCTACAGGCATAACGGCTGGGGACGCTATCCCGATGACGGGAGGAAGAGGTCGTGGTCGATAAAATACCCGTAAAATTTAAGTATGGTGGAACAACCCCATCTGCTTTAGGAGAGTTCACTAGCGAAGATACTGTTTCTGTTTCTAACGGAGGTACAGGGGTTTCTTCACTTAGTTTATGGCCTTCTGTTTCCTCTACCTCTGTATCTGCTGCCTCCTTCATAGGTGGAACTTTTACAGGAACAAATGTTTCTTCTACAACACTTATTTCTCCTACTATTGAGTTTGGTTCACTTTCAGGGGGAGCTATTGTGGCAGCAACCGTCTCTTCTACGACACTTACTTCCCCTGCTATTACGGGAACTAGTGTATCAGCTACTGCCGTTTCTGGGGTTACATTTAATGGAATGTCTTATCCTCCTCCTTTTGGGTATGCCCAATGTGATGATGCTGGCACAGACTCTACAGATGAGCAAAACTTTGGACTTGGGGCAACAATTACGAGTATCGTATCTGATACTGATGATATTACTTGGGATGACACAAATAAATACTTTGTAGTTGCTAAGGCAGGAACATACGAACTACTGGCTAATTTAGTCGTAGACGCAGGAGCCCAGAATGATATACTAACTATTAAGGCTAAGGTAGACGGGGTAGCAGGTGTAACTATTCTTCCAAGACTTTATGGAAATGTAGGTCCTGTTGAAAGAACATTCCAATGTGTATTAACAGCAACGGCAGGACAGAATGTAACGATCTCTATTGAAATGGGATCAACCAAAACCATTCATTTAGAAACAGGGTCTACATTTAGAATTGGAAGATTAAAATAATGGGCACACAAGATAAAAAAAACGTACTCTCGAAAGAAACATTAATGCCGCTGGGCATGGTGATTGCCCTTTGTGGAGGTGTGGTCTGGATTAGCAGTCAGCTTACTAGTATTAATTATAAGCTAGATCTGCTGGAAGAGAAGCTGGAAGACAATTGGACTAGACGCGATATGGAAAATTGGGGATTAAAGCTTAAGATGGGAAATCCTGACATTGATATTCCTGAGTAAAATACTAATCTACCATATGATGTTGTTTTAATAGCCTAATTACCCTGTCAGAGTATTGTTCCACAAAGGTATTTAAGGATGTTTGCATATTCTGAAGTGTTTTTAGTCCTTCTGGTGAAAGTTCGCCCTTTTTAGAAAAATTTTGAAGACCTTTTACTATTTCTTGTACCTTTTGGTGATCGTGATCTGTTAATTTAGATAACTTTTTATTAATTTCGCTATATGTTTTCATATTATTTTAATTTCATGGCCTTCAGCCTTATAATGTTTCTCTCTTTCTAAAGAATGATCGACTAAGTACTTTTCTTGGTCGAAAAAATCATAAACATAAACCTTTTCTTTTGTTTCATGTGTCCGTAACGCTCTACCTAGCGCCTGAAGGGTGGCAATTTCTGATTTCATGCCTCTCGCATTTATGAAGTGGGTGATTTCTTCAATATTAACCCCTGTTTGGAGGATTTTAGTACCAATGAGGACGCTAGATCCTCCACATCCTCGGAATCTAGATATAGCTTCATACCTTTCTCCGATTGAATCACACCCTTGGAGGAATTCACAACTCCCTCCAAGTAAGTTTTCCAAGGTTCTTCCGTGATCAAGTGATTTGGTAAGTATAAGTATACGGGCTCTTTTGTTTTTTTCTTTAATGTCATCTACAATCTCCTTTATAGTAGTATTTCTAGAAGAATTATTAATAATAAATTCATTATATATCTCAAGGTAAGATAAATTATTATCTTGATATGCAGCAGTATAAGGTCTATGTATTATTTGAATAATTGGTTTCGTTAGTTTCCCTTTATCAACGAGTTCTTTTGTTGTGGCTACAGAGTACACGGGACCTAAACCCCCCTCTAGATTAAATTTACTAATATTGTTGGCGGGAGGTGTAGCAGTAAACCCATAGCGATGATTAGCGTTAGGGAAGGATTGTATGGCTGCAACGGTAGTTTTTCCATTACTAAACTCATGGCACTCATCTACCATCAAGACATCAGCATCTAAATGTGTGTCAAGTATTTTCTCAATGCTTTGCACAGTACAAAGCATAATATCCCCTAAAATAAACCCCTCACTATAACACAAACCTAAGTTTGAAATATCCAACGCCTTTAGGAATTCATATGTTTGTGTTAAAAGCTGCTTGGCGTTAAAAAGCAATACCATTTTTTTGCCCTCTAAGGCTTTTACAAGACCAGCCATGATTAGTGTTTTTCCTGATCCTGTAGGTGCTTTTATAACCATTCTTTTTTTCTCTAAAGCTTTTTGTATAGTTTTCTCTTGATAGTCATAGTAAGTAAATTTTTCAAAATCATAGTTCTTGTTATTATTTACTATTTTTCTATTATCTATAATTTTGGGTTCTGCTTCTACTTTTTTAAGGTCTGCTAATACTCTTTCTAGAAGCCCTGTCTTAAATTGTCCTTTTTTAGAGAAAAACTTTTTTTTGCCGTCCCAGGATCGACGCTTATATTGGGGCGAGTATTCAGCCCCTGGAACCTTGAATGAATATAATCCCACTAAAGCACTGATTAGTTTTGGATTATCAGTAACCAAGGTCGAATTTATTGTATTTACGTGTACTTCCATACATACTATTATAGATTAGAGGATACTATGAATAACGAAATTCCAGAAACAGAAGTGTTAACAGAAGACGAGCAAATTGCGTCTATATTAGAGCATCTACCAGCAGAAACTGAGATTGATGTTGAAGTTCCATCAAGAGGTATTCCTTATTTTGGCAAAGAAGGGTTATTGCGGGTTAGGCCTATGACTTTTGAAGATGAGAAATCTTTAAGTACAGGATCACGAACAGCTTCTTTTAACCCTGCAAATTATCTACTATCTAAATGTGTTTCTAATGTTGATGTAGATAAGCTTTTATTACTAGATAAATTATTTTTATTACTAAAAGTAAGAGAATTATCTTATGGCGCTGATTATAAAGTTGGGTCTGTGTGTCCTCAATGTAATTATGAAAATACGTTGAATCTAGAGATTGATAAGTTATTATCTGTTTCAGTCCCTAAAGATTTTAATTTTATGGGTCGAGAGGTTTTCTTAAAAGGTATTAAAAAGAATGCAACTGTATCTTTTTTGACAGTAGGGGATGAGAACTTTTTAGATCCCGCTGTTCTTAGTGAGAACATCTGGAGGTATGTTACTAGTATTGACGGAGTTGATGACCAAAGAATAATTTCTAAGGTTATTTCTCAGCTTCCTATAATGGATATCCATATTTTGATTAAAGAACTTATGTTATCTGATTATGGGGTTCAACCTTCGGTTCGTTATGTGTGCGATTCTTGTAATAATTCTAATTTAGTTAGCCTACCTCTAGACGAAAATTTTTTCTCAGTGAATTAAATGGGTCCATAGAAGTCTCAGACTTACTTCGTGAAGCCTATATACTTGTGAAACACATAGGTTTATCCTATAGTGATGTTAAAACACTCACTAGGACGGAAAGAGTTACTTTCCTAGAGCTTTTAGCAGAAGAGAAACAAAGAGAAAAAGATGCCCTCAATCAATAATATACCTGTTTCAGATAGAAATAATCGACCCCAAGTAGATTCTAAAGTAATGCTTAGAACCTATTTTATTAATGATGGAACTTATCAAGATCCCTATGCTGTAAGTACTGTACACGTTTTTGATCGTTCAAATAACCTCTCCCCAAATACTATCTTAGATGATAGGGGGCTCGTAGCAAGTTCTATGACAGGACAAGCTAGGATGGTTTTTAGTCCAAGCGGGACGGGAGAACTTGGAACCGATACAAGTTTTGATTCTTCTAATTATACAGGAGAAGCGCCTAATGTTGAGGTTGAGGCTGGGGTATTTGAGCGTCAATGTAGTGGGGTGAGTGGAATATACAAACTTGGTACTGGTGAATTTGCCTCTGTACTTGATGGTGGTCTAGGAAGTATCTTATCTGGGCTTGACCAAAATGGGGATGTTATACAAAACGCTACCTCAAGTACAGGGCGATATATTGATGTATGGACCGTTAAAATGAGCACAGACTCTGCTTGGTCAATTTACATCAATAACTTTGAGCTATATGATAACACCGTATTTACAGTAACTGAACCGCTATTATTACGTTCCAAAAATAGGCTTTATAATAAGCGTGTTATCTTAGGATCTAAAACAGATCTAAAGATTGGAACAGAGATTACAGTAGAAAATGAAAATATCAATGAAGATATAAAAAACATTTTTAAAGACTCCGTTATAACGAGTGCTACGGTTGTAATCAAAAAGCATAATGAAGACTCTAATTTACCTTCTAGAGTTACTGTCGTTAGTGCAACTTCTGATGTTTCCATAACATCAGATGATACAATCGTGTACACTTTTGATACTGTAAACGACTTAAAAAACGGAAATCCAGCGGACTTAGAGGTTGGTGATCTGGGCAGTAAAACAGGAACTTATTCTGTTCAAGTAACTTACAATATGTTAGCCGAAAAAATTGTAAGTCCCTTAATGTACTTTACGGTTAAATAAATTATGATAGGAAAAGCAAGAAGTTTGTTAACCCCAGCAGGGATGCAAAATTTAACCTCTCCAGGGAGGCAGCAGGTTTATAGCACTAGATTCACGGGGGATGAGTTTCGTGGTGGACAATACTATCTCCCACCAGGAGTATCTTGTATTCTTCCTGGAAATGAGTCAGGGGATTATACTGAAGTAGCCTTCCCAAGTGTTTCGACAAGACCAGCTTCTCTAGCAGTGGGTCCTGGAAGCAATAAGTTACAAAGTGGTGCTCTCAGAACAGTAATTGGTATTTTTATTCCAGATACTTCACCTCTTAACGCGGAATTTGCGGCTGTAGGGCCTCAAGGGGCTGTAGTTGATGAGTGGACCCCCGAAGCTATACGGCAATTTTTTGGAAAGCAGATGCAAGAAGCTATTTCCGATATGACCTATGGAACTACTACCTTAATAGGATCTGCTACTTCTGAGGTTGATGCAGTTTTTGTGGGCTCGATTCCATCAACTATTTGTGGTACTAATAATCAGTACCAGTGTACATGTGGAGGGGCTGGTACTATTAAACCTAACATAATAAGTTGGTTTAACAATAATGGATACTCTGATGCTAATTATGAAGTGAAATTAGCTATTATTATGGGTTGCAGTGATTCAGTTACTATTGGTGGTTCAGCGAGCTATGATCCTACTTTGTTTGTCTATATGAGTGATCCAGAGGATGCTACAATCTCAAACATTCCTCCATATCCCCAAGATACTGTTTCTGATACTTTCGCTCCAAGCGTTTTAGGGTTTGGTAATGTAAGACAAGTCGCTATTCATGAAATTTTACATGGTATTGGATACACACATGATTCAGCTTATTATTTAAATACTGATTGTGGTGAAGAGCATAGGTTAAACGGGCCTATTTTTGGCGAAGGAAGATGTACCCAGGTAAGCTACAGCTATGGCGGAGCCGATCATTATAGTACTATGGCTTGGGGTGCGACTCCTGGAAGAAATAACTTTAGTGTTTGGCGAGAACCACACCCTGATGCTCTTAAAAAGAGTCTGATGGGGCAGCCTTATATGTGGGCTTCTCATGAAGGGAACCAAGGGGTTGCACACTTACCTGCTGCTAACACAATAACTTTAGCTAACGGGGAGAGTTGGGAAGGTTATTTATACGCAATGGATAGAAAGTTTGATGATCCTAGAACTCAAGATGTGTTAGCTACAGGGAAGCCTATGCTTTTAAAAATAAGAAGGGATGCAGATATTACTGAGCTTCCTCCATGTGATTCTATAGGTGTTGGAGAGCCCCGATACTTAGCTCTTTATTATAGAAAAAATGCTTGGTATAGAGATCCTTATTGGCAAAATGGTGCTCTTGTAACAAGTTGGGGTCCTTGCCGTAATAATACTAGTATTACAAATTGTAATCATTTGAATAACTATGGAAGCTGCTCGTTGGAAACCTTTAATGCAGAAATAATTACCACCACAGGAACCCCCACAGCAACTTACAACGGATATCTTGGTAATGGGGTAAATTACAAAACATTAAACATTAGGGTTCTAGAGAATGCAGGAACCTCGGATGAACAAGGGCCAGATAGGATTAAGGTTTTAATAGAGCCCGTTGGAGTTTAATATGGTAGGAAGAAGAGGAATTTTTAAAGGCCCTGGGGCAGTAAAGAGATATTTAAGTAGGGATATACTTTCTGATGGAAAAAACAACAAAACTGGTTGGCCTTATCAATCAGCGTGGCATTGTTATTTGCCAGATAGTAACAAAGAATTACCTGATACGGTAGAAGAAGAAAAAGCTTTTTACGCCAAGGCGTTAGAGTATGCTGAAGAATTTCCTAAAACTTATGGAGAACAGTTTCGTGGACAACCATTGCCAGAAACCCCCACACAAAATATGACGGTAGGCCCTAATTCGGAGACGCCTCCTCCTCTTTTCTTAAAAAACCAAAAAACAGCAATTGTTTTATGGAAGATGGGTGATGGGAACATGTGTTTGAATGGTCCTAACCCTGGTGCTCCATCCGAAGAAGTATATAAATTAGTTAATGATAGGGATAAACAGGAATACGGAAGCAAGCATAAGTGGGACCAAACATATCTTGACACTGTAGTATCTAAAGATTGGGCTGAAGCCTTTAGAGCCGCTTTCTTAGGAAACATTACTTTAATTGGTAAAAATAGTGATTCTCCTGATGTTTACCAAGGAACGAAGTATATGTTTGACGGTACTGAGCCCTGTGGAAGCACAACCGCTTACACGGGACCAAATTGTGCAGGGGTTCAAGGTGGCAGCAATAGTGCGCTACTTAATAAATTATGTAACACTTCAGGCTCTAGAACTAAAATGTATGATACCATTGAAAATGATTCTGATTTTGATGAATATAATTTAATTGTTCATATTGTTGCAGGTTGCTGGACGGCAGGTGGCGCATCTCCAACAGGGGATGATGGAAGGAAGCATTTATATATTTTCTTGAGCCCCGTTAGGGGTTTACCTGGAACTCCATATTGGGGTATGACTGATGATAGGGAGTGGCAAATACCTTACGCAACTACTGACTATCCTACATCTCCATGGTATGGGTGTTATGGTTCTATGAATTTTGATGCTTGGGACAACGGTATTTTAAAATGGGCTGATTTTAAAGATGTTCACGAAAATAGAGGCTATATTAATATGGCTTTGCATGAGTATGCCCATAATTTAGTTACTCAAGGTTTTGGTGCTGGGTTTTCTCATTTACATAATTTCAACGTCCCACAGTATGGAGGTTGTTCTTTTTTATATAATGAGCAAAATTGGCCTAATGCAGATTGCAGTAGTTCCTACTCTAGCCAAAATACACCATGTTACTTTTTATCCGCTGGTCCTGATGGAGGTGGGTGTCAAGATGCAGCTATCTTTTATGTAGGTAATGATATTTACGATGTTATGGGAACGGTAGGGGCGTATAATGTTTCACAAGAGGCTCCCAAAATAAAGAAAATGGGATACACCGCTTTTGGGGGAGGAACTGTACAACCTAATGTACCTATGCAAAATTGGAGGGGTATTATTCCCGATGATATGACGCATGATTTAACAAGCGAAAATCAGAATGCTTCTAATTGGAGTTGGGAAGGTTGGTTAGATGCCGCAGATTATATGTTTAAATTCCCAGAAGACCCACCAGAGGGAAAAAAGGTGATGATTAAAACAGTTTTAGAATCGAATAGACCAAAACCTCCCTTTTGGATGGCTTTGGATCCTGTTCCTAGAAGATTTTTAAATATTGTTTACTACTCTAGGGGGCACATTGATCAGTATGGTCCCAGAAGGCGATCCCACACTCATATGGAACAATCAGGGCCTTTTGGTTATATAGAAAGCCCTAGATATAAAGCAAGTGACTTAGGTGTTTTGATGGTTTATTGGGGTCCTTGGAGTACGGTTAACGGATTAAATTCTTTCGCAGCGATGGAGCGAGTTGTGGACCTTGGCGTTGACCCTAATAATGAAAAGTTTGAAATTGAGTCATTTACCTCAGCAGGACTAGTTTTTCCTGGATGGAAAGTTTATGTTGTTGATGAGGAGCAGGGAGTAGCTCCAAACCAAAGACGGAAGATTAAGATAAAAATTACTAAAGGTTAAATAATTGTGGTAGGAATAACACCAGTAGGGAGAGGATCACGGTTCGGGAGGGGAAAACGGTTAGCGCAGGGATGGATACCCTCAGTTGGAAAACAGGAAATCCCTGAGGGTGTTGATTGGAATGGAATGCCTCCTGGGTTTAGGTGTGCTAATGATGCTAACGGTGGAAATGATACCGCTATCCCGCCTGAAAATGCTAAGTACATAGGGCACCCCCCTCTATACAACACCAATTCAAATGTTCAACTTCAGACTGGTAACCTTAGGACTGTGATAGCTGTTTATTATCCACCAAATAGCCCTCTTACAGCAACTGGTAGTTTGGGGGAGGAGGTTAAACCGTGGACTCAAACTGAAGTTCAAACGCATTTTGTTAATGATATTAATAAAGCTTTAGCTGATGTTACTTACGGAAGTGTTCAACTAGTTGGAGCCAATGGATCTAATGTTGATTTCGTTTGGATAGGTGAGCTTCCCAGCGTTAATTGTGGCACAACAGGACTGACGACATGTAATTGTGGGGGACCAAATAATATTCATACATTAGTAAAAAATTGGTTTAACAATAATGGATACACTGATGCTAATTATGAGCTTAAATATGCTCTTGGTGTTGGTTGTTCTCACAATGGCTGGACGGGTCCTGGGACCGGCTCATATGGAAGTGCTAGTTTGGATCCTCTTGTTTTTCTTGATTTTTATACGGAAATTTTTCGTAATAGCGTGACCGCGCCTCCTTACCAGCCAGATGACACTGGTTATATAGCATTAGCTGAAAGTGTCCTTACTAGTGGTTACCTTAGGCAAGTTTCGTTACATGAAATTTTGCATAGCGTGGGGTATGCACATAATGGTAGGTACTCGAATGGGGGAGGTCCTTATCCTTGTATAGAAACATTTAGAGCAAATGGACCTATATTTCCTTGTACAGAAATGAAGGGAGGCTATGGGGGGATAGATATGTGGGATACAATGGCTTGGGATACCTCATACTTTACAAATAATTTTAATGTGTGGAGAGAACCGCACCCATCTGCTCATGCTAAAAACATGATAGGAAGAATCCCTGATCAAATGTGGGGTGTAGGAAGCCAAGGTCCTGCTCATTTAACTGATACTAATGCAGTTACTTTATCAGGACTTGGTACTGGTGTTATTTGGACAGGTGATTTATATGCACAGGACAGAGTTTATGAAGATGCTCTAACTCAAGATATATTAAACACAGGAAAGCCCATGTTGATAAAAGTGCGTCGAGATATTGATCTGTCCCAGATACAGCCTTGTGATGATATGGCAAGCGTTGGGGATCCTAAAGAAAGATATCTAGGTATTTCATATAGAAAAAATACTTCGTACAAAGGACCTAGAGCGCAACCTAATGGAGGCACTGTTGGAGGTCAGGTTTACCCCGATGATTGGCACATGAATGGAACTCTAATGATAGATTGGGGTCCAATGAGGCAGGTAGAAGGCTACGGTTGTGGTTCAACCGCTTATGGACCAATTACTTTATATGGGTTAGATACTTCGGTTACTTATCCAGCAGGGGGACCAGGGGAACAAAAAGTTTTTGAAGCGTATACTGCAAATGGAATAACTTATCCTAAGTTAACCATTAGAATCATAGAAGCAGCAGATGGGCCAGGGAACCAAGGACCAGAAAAGATAAAACTAGAAATAGTTCAAGGGTGAAAATCACTCTACAGAACGATCTCCGTTTTTCTTTCAGTGGTGATGCATTTGAGGAGATTCATAGGTCATATACCAAGATACTCCGCTTGCAAGTAATGCATCAAAAAACATATTTCCCGTCAAGCTTGTATAAAAATGGGATAGAAATAAACCCGCCCAAAAAGAGAAGCATAGTGGGCAACTAACTAGCATTCCTAAATAACTATTAAGTTTTGCTATCTTCTGTCTAATAGCATTAAAGATAGAAGATTGGGTAACAATAATTGTTATACCCATTAAAGTAAAAATCCACACTAAAAAATTGACAAAATATTCCATACCTTATAATAGGGCATCTACATATATTAGGAGTTTATAAAATGGCAAAAATAGGAGCATCGGGAAAGAATATATTAAGAGGACGATCACCTTGGGCTGGAGTACCTAGAGCAGGTGTTGGTGGGCGGGGTGCTATCGGCCCAAACGGAAACTACCCCGATGCTGAGGGTAATACTACTTGTCCTGAGGTAAACGGAATGAGCAATCCGTATAACTATAAGGGATATTTTTTGCCTCCAGGAAAAGAATGTATTCACCCTGGGGGAGGTGCTCATACAGTAAATCCTGACGGAACCTACTCTGTTGATTCTTGCGACCTCACCCCAGATCCTGATTTTAGGCATATGACTCCTCCAGAAACCCCTTTTAAAGATATAGAAAGTAAATTTAAAAAAGTTGGTGAAAAAGGTATTAAAGCATCAGACACCGTGGGTTATGGTGCTGGTTGGGGTACATCAACCGAAGTCCGTACCGTTGTAGGAATTTTTTGGCCCTCGACAAGCGAGCTAGAGAATTATACGGGTCCAGATTGGACTCAGGCAGAGTTCATGACTCTAATGGGTAATAACCTTAAAAAAGGCATAAGGGATTACACGCATGGTCAGCTTGAATTAGTTGGTGGTTCTAATATGCCAGATACAGGAGCAAATAATTCTGATTTAGATTTTGTTTGGGTAGGTAATCCTGATTCCCCAAACCCAACAAACCCTTGTGGCAATCCTGGCCACATGATGACTTGTGATTGTGGTGGACCTGATGGTTTTCGCACGTTGATGAAGAACTGGTTTATGGATAATGGTTACGGGAATGGCGCATCCTGGGATGGGGGTGTGGATCTGGTGGGATATGATCTAAAAATTGGAATTGTTCTTGGTGGTTGTCCCGAAGTCCATGATCTAGGAGGTAATGCGGGGGGCGATCCTTTCGTATTTACCGTTGTAATGCCTGATGCAGGTCTTGCTAATGACCCTCCTGCACTCTTAGACTTGACAAGTGCAGCGCAAGTTTTAGGTGATGCAAGAGTTACTCAAGTAACCCTTCATGAAATTGGACATAGTATAGGACACAGCCACGATTCAAAATATTATCCTCAACGTGCAGGCTTGCCAGACATGCATTGTTATGATAATTACCATCTCGCACCGCATGATGCTTGCAATGGTGTTAGTTATGCTTATGAGGGTGTAGATAATTTGGATCTCATGTCTTTTGGAGGAGCTTCTGAAAATAGGTACGGGGCGTGGGAGGAGGCTCATTTTACGGCATTTAAAAAGTTTATAACCAATAAAGGCGCGAGACCAATAACAGGACCTGCTGATCGAGTACATTTTAAAGAGAAATTCCCACCTCAATGCGTTCATTTTCCAGACCCAGCAGCAATCGTAGAGGGTGTTCAAAAAATTACACTATTTGCTCATGATCAAGCTTTTGATGATCCAGATATGGTAGCCAATGTTGCTGACTCTAAAACAATGCTTCTTTTACTAAGAAGAGATATTGATCGAAGTGAGATGTGGATAGAAAATAATTGTGTTCATGCTAATCTGGCGGATGACTGTCCAACTGAAGAAAGATATTTAGCAATATCATATAGAAGAAATGCTTGGTTCCGTCCTTTGGACGTTCATGGACCAGATATTGATGGTCCAAACAACGGAGCTTTAGTTGTTGATTGGGGTCCTCAGGGTATTGGTTTGCTGATGGGTTGCCCTAGTCATTTTCCTGCTAGATTTTCTACGGGAGTCGTAAAAAAGATAGACGCAGAAGATTACAACACTGTATTACGCTGGGATGCTTACACTGCTAATGGGAGAAGCTTTCCTGAACTTCAAATTAAGATTTTAGACAGTAACCAAAGAAACCCAGGAAATAGAGGTCCTAACTCCATTGTTATTCAGGTAAAGCAGACTTAATTAATCTAAGCTTCTAAGCGTTTTATTATCGTAGTTGTATTCGTAGGTTTTTTCAGTAAACCATTCATATAAATCCTCTCCTGCTTGATGAGCTTCATTCCAGTCTTTATATTTAATGGGAGGAGTGCAAATGGAAAATGTCGGCATCAGGTACTTCTTTCTTAAGTGTTCGAACTTTTCAATTCCACGGGTCCCAGCAGCATCGTTGTCGTAAGTTAAGATAATTCTACCTTCGAACTCCCTTAAGGTTTGCATTTGAACATTGGAGATTGTGCTACCTACGGTACATGTTGCATTTAAGCCATTTAAATTGAGCGTAATCGCATCGGAGGGTCCTTCGCAAACGCATAGGTGTTCACGCTCAAAGTCGAAGGGGTAAAGAATATTGCTCGATTTTACACCATTTTCAGAGCTAGGATTCAGGTACTTAGGAGTAAGCCCATGCATAAGGCTTCTGGCTTGGAAAAAGAAGATCTCTCCATCGTAATCTTTAAAGGGGATAATAAGTCTTCCTCGATATTTACCCTCGCAAGCCACATAATACGGCTCTTCGTCAAACTCCTTAAGATTAAAGAGCTTTCTGTCCATCAAAAACTTCCATGCTCTAACTACGAGTTGGTTATTTGAGTCATAACTATCAATATTTACTGGAATAAAGCCGCTGGTGTCTAGTTTTTGCGTTATTTCGTGGGTTTCTTTGGGTTTTGCAGTTTGGTCCTCCCATAAATCCCATAAACCCGTCTCAGCGCCTTGAAAAAGGAGCTTTGATTCAGCAGCCCTGTAGCTAATCCCCTCTAAAATTGAGTAAAGTTTAATGAAATTACCTTGATTGCCCGTTTTAAAGCACTGCCAGAGTCCTGTTTCAAGGTTAACGCTCATATGCCTTTTATAATCATCCTCTATAAATACAGAGGGGATGATTAACTCCGCACTATTAGAAGATAGACGATAATCCGTATTCAACTTTTCGGTAAGGTAGTCTTTAATAAATTGAGGATTAAACATATGTTCATAAATACAATTAGTAATTCAAAACGCGACACGTTCAACCAATGTAAACTTAAATATCGCTATCGCTATGTAGACCGCATTGCTGACTACGATCTATCAAACACCGATGCCCTTCATTTTGGTTCATATATTCACCAAATTTTTGAAGATGGGGTCGAGGCGACCGATTTAGATACATTAGAGAAATTGGCAGAAGAAAAAAAAGAAAAATATACTTTTGCTTCATCTTATAATAGTAAAGTTCTTCCTTGTTTAAGGAATTTCTTAAGATTTAACGCTACTTTACCTGAAATAGGTATATCAGAACAACACTTCGATCTGGAAGTAGCAGAAGGTATCACTATTAATGGATATATTGATAGGATAATAAAAGGAAAAGAGGGTGGTTATTTAGTTATAGACTACAAAACATCCAAGAGGGAGAAGAGTAAGGTCGAACTTTACCAAGACCCCCAACTAAAGGGTTATGTTTATGCAGTCCATAAACTGTATAACGTGCCGCTTAACAAGATAACTGCCGCACATTACTACCCACTAACAAATACTTTTGTAAACGTACAATATACTACTAATCAAATTCATGCACACATCAGATCCGTTGTTGATGATGTTTGGAAGATTAGAAAGTCCAAGAAAACTGATCTAGTTCCTATTAGGAATCAGTTTTGCAATTGGTGTTCTTATAAGTCTCTATGCCCTGAATTTACAGACCATTGCTTGATCGAGCAAAGACTCCAAGAAGCAAAGAAGAAAGAATAATTATTTATTCTTCTTTAATTTACCTTGAATAATCGGTGAGTATAGGTAAATATCAATAGCATCGAAAAAGTTATCTACCTGTTCTTCTGAGTATTTACACTTTTTCGTTAGATAGTTATATAAAGTTTCTATTTTAATTACTTTTCTTTTGGTTAATGAATTTAATATCTTTATTTGAAAATGTTTAATAAATTTTTCACTAAATCTATATCTCCATTTTTCAATGAAATCATTACTTAAGGTAACATTGATTAAATCTATGAAATCAATAAACTCTATATCACTATTACTATACATATTTAATATTTATATATAATAAGACCATGTTTGAATTTTTGACACCTAATTTTGGAGATTTTTTTCGCCTTAAGGATACTTTGGCGTCCTTTCTCCAGAACTACTATAATATTAGGGAAAATGAGGGGGAGGATGATTTCTCTTGGCAAAGCTTTAAGGAAGACACTGTAGGTTTAAACTCTTCAATATCAGAAAGAGCCGAGGATCTTATACGACTATATGCTAGAGATGCTAGTAAAAGTTATAGCACTCTCACAGCGGGAAATTTAGTCGTTTTTTCGTATACCTCTTTAAAGTATATAAAGAAAGCTTACTTTGCTATTATTGTTGCTACTAAATATGGAAATGGGGTTTATGGAAATATAAGCACCAAGAATGATTTGATGTCGTGTTTTTTGATTGATTCTGGCACAGACCTAAATACTATGGCTTCGGTTGTTAATGTTTTACATTCAATGGAAACGAGAAAGCAAGAAAGGGCCTACCAGAGTTTGGAAAACGAAAAAAGTAATCGAGATGTAAGAAAAGATGCAGGAAATATTTCCCCTGAGGGAATGCAAGCACTTTTTCCAACTACAGAGTTTAGAACCTTTAGGCTTAATTTAGGGATGCATTCCTTATACAGACTAAATTTAGATGGTTAGTAGATGATTTTTAACTTATTAGAAAGATACCCCCTTTTGCAGCAAGACGGCACTCATTCCCATGGAGGTGGGGGCCATGGAGGTGGAGGTAAAGGCTCACAGGACGACTCCAAGCAAAGGGAGTATATCGGAACTTATGAAGAGTCGTATGATCCTTTACTAATGGCGCTCACTAAGCTCGAAAACCAGTTCCCAAAACTCATAGGGTCATTTACTGCTGTAAAACTCCCTATGATGTGGTTTGGCAAGCAGTTGCAGCGATATGCAACTGAGGCTATTGAAACGCAAAAGAATACTTTAGCTTTTAATCAAGATTTTACAAAAGCTTTAGATGCTAATCGCAGTAAAATTGATGGATTACCTGGAGGGTTAAAAAAATCAATGGACTCTGTGGTGTCCTTTCAAAGAGAAGGTATTTTTAGTGCCAATAGGGAGACAATAAGATTAGCTAACCGAATGAAGATTACTGGTCAGAATGTGGCTGCCTTAATAAATATTAACAAAAAAATGGCAACACAGGGGGTAATGACCAATCTTCAGCAAAATAATTTAATTGCTTCATTAGAAAAAAGTAGTTTACGTTATGGAGTTAGTACAGATACCTTAATTTCCTCTATTAATAAGCTAGGAGAGTCTTTAACTGTTCTAGGGTTTACAGGAGGTGCTGCTGCAACAATGCAAGGTGTTAAAGATTTAGCAAAACAATTCCCAAAACATGGTGATTTAATCGGAGAACTTACAGACCAACTGGTAACCGCTGATTGGGCTTCAATAGGCAAGTTGGGCATCCACGATGATATTGAGAAAATCATGGCAGGACGATCTTCTGCGGAACATTTAAAAGCGACTTTCGAGCGTATTGCTGACAAAGTACAAGGATTTGGAGCGGGAGTTACAGGAGTTGCAGGGCGTAGAGCTAGAATGGATTATGCAGGTCCAGTAGGTGTTATGGCTAATCAATTGGTACAAGGCTTTAAAGATGGAGCCATTACTCCCCACCAAGAGGCTATGGAGAACCTAATGTCAGATTTTAGAACAGCTTTTGATACCCTTTTACAACCCTTATCTGAAGATATTGGTAGGTTAGTGCTTGGACTTTTGAATACAACCACTACAATATTGACGTTTATTAATGATATCATCCCTATTGGTACCATATTAAAAGCTTTTATGGCGTTCAGTGCGTCAAGACTTGTTTGGGATAAGTATAACCATATAGTTGAGAAGATTCGAGACTGGAGAAAAGCTCGTCGAGCCCTGAAGCATGATATAGCTTTGCAACAGAACACGTTCGCTTTAAAAACTGGCACTTGGACGTCTATGCTTCTTCATGCCGCACTATCAACATTACTGTTTTTCTTACCTAATCTCCTAGGCTCTACCTCAAAAATTGCTGATTTAGAATCAGAAAGAAATAAAATTGAACTAGCAAAACTTAAACGCGATGAAGGCCCAAACAGATTTGAAGAGTTTACAAGAATGTTAATAAATAATCAAATGAATACTGTTCAAACCTTGGACTCAGCTAGATCGGAAGAGATGACTGAATTCACAGCTCAGGTGGTAGAGGCTATTCATGAGACAACAGACGCAGTTGAAAAAACAGGAAAGCCTAACTTAAGGAAAAGATAATAATGTCATTTAATGGAGAACCAACTAAAATTGATAACTTATTACAAGAAAGATCTCGTCTTGTATTTGAGTTTCCTACGAACGAATCAAATGCAACTTTAGATCGAGTTTGTCCTTTTTTTGAAAACCCTAAAATTAGTGAAAAAAAGTCTTCAAATTTAATTAAATATGATGTTTTAGGCAGAACAAGCAATTTTCTAGGGTATACAGGAGCTAAGTCCAAAAAATATACACTTGAGTTCTTTATCACATTACAACATGTTGTAGATATGGCAACAAATGAACTAACAGCACAACCCCCAGCACCTGTGAGCAAAGAAGAAAAAATTGCGATGTTTTTTGAAGCTTGGAAATATGCGAATTCGGGTCCTAAAATGGAAACTACTTACTATAAAAAGAGAAAAGCGTTTCTGAAAAAACTTAATGATGGTAAGACTAAATCTGAATCTAAAAAAATAGCCAAAGCAATAAATGAGGCTACCGCAGAAGACAGGGACACCATTCCAGAGACTGATGGGTTAACTACAGACTTTAAGTTACATGAAGAGTTGGTGGCTTATCATAAAGATGGGTTTGTTGGCGACAAATTATACCCAAAAGCTTTAGATATTATGTTGTTTTGGGTAAGTTTAATTCGTATGAGTTGTCTTAATAACAGAAAGCAGCCTACTTTAGGCCCTCCAATATTACGGTTTACTCACGGTGTTTTGTATCAGAATATAGCTACCGTACTTGAAAATTATAGTATATCAATGGAAGAACAGGCTGGCTTTGATGTAGTAACCTTGATGCCAAATAGAATTAAGATATCTTTATCCTTATTAGAGATTCAACGAAATAAGGATCCCCGAGATATGACTAATGTGATACATATTGATCAAGTTAAGGGGTGGGATGATATGCTACATGAAGCAACTACGACTCTCGACCCTCTGTTGTGGGATCATGATTTAATTTATGGTGATGGTCTTTAAAGGAGGCACTTATGGAAGTAACAACAAATAATATGGGCAAGAGCTATACTCGCTACAACTTTGGGGTAGAGTATTTGACCCACAAAGGGAAAACAACAACAACCTCTGTTGGATCAGATTATGATAATATGGTTATGACCTTAAATTCTGTTCCATCGAGGTCAGGGAGAATCCCCGCAATGTTTAAAGAGAGGCCAGACTTAATTTCGGATACTTTTTATGATTCTCCTGGGTATTGGTGGTATCCTATGCAATTTAATTCGTATTTTGATCCTTTTGAAGATTTACAGGCAGGCGCAGCGATCTCTATACCTAACTTAGTCTAATGGCGCAACAAAGAAGAAAGAATATTTTTGGTGATGTGGATAGTTTAACTGATCTTAGGGTTGGAACTTATAATATATTCTTAACTACAGATAAGGCTCTAGCGGAAAACTTTGCAAATTATAACAGTTTTTCACTACTCAAGCAGGATATGGAGCGGGAAGTAGCTAAAGCGAATCGTCAATATCTTTACGGGGACATTGAAGAATATCAAAGAAAGAGCGCAGGTAAAAAAAGTCTTGTATTACTTTCCTCTGACGTAAATTTACTTGAGTTTACGCATGAGTATAACTTCGGAGATTCAAACAGTGGTGCGCCGATTATAAAACTAACTACTTTCGAGCCAGGATTAGAGATACTAAAGAAGTTTTATTATCTTTTTCTTGGAGAAAAGATCTCTGAAATTAAGTATAGAAAGAGTGAATTAGAGACTTTATCTAAAAAGCTTGATTCGGCTGCCGATAGGGACCAGCTTGAGGGGATTCGGCTTCCCGATACAGGAGAGCTTGTTATCGGATCGGAACTTAAAGACATAGCTGAGAGTCGGGTAAAACAAGACATAAGAAATAATATCAGAGGTCAGCGTGTTTTTATTGCTTATGGTGTGGGCGATGATTTAAGGTATTGGAGTGGCTGTTATTCTAATATTTTAGGAAGATTAGAATATGGGAATGATGGAAAAAAAGAAACAGTAACCTATCATTTCACTCCTGATCATATAGGACGCCAGTTTGATGAACTGCCTAACACGAACAGCGATTTCCTTGAGGAGATGATGAATGCAACTATTCCAATTATGGCATATAGAGATACACCGAAGGCCGCTGCGGACCTCTACTTCCGCTTTGGAGCGAAGGGTTACACTCGTGAGATTCTGGACTTCCCTGGGTTTACCCCTTCTCTTCATGATAATATAGTTAAATTAATTTCTCATTATTTATATGGTTTAGGAATTAAGAATCATTTAATTGTCCTCCCTAATTTAGATTATTTATTAGCCCCTGTTATTGCATCAACATTAGGATCGTCAGCATGGTTAAAGCAGCTTCAGGAACGATTTGCTAGAGAGGGTGAGGATGAGACGACTTTATTAAGTACAGAAAACCTACTCCAATCCATTGTTTATCAGAATCAGAGAATTTTTGGGTTACAAACTGGGCGATATGATTTAGGAGGGGGTGTAGCAGGAGGAGATCATTTATATAAGTTAACTATGGAGGAATTGGTACAACTACAAAAGGATGTATTATTCAAAATCGGTTTAAGGGGTAGCGGTCGAGAAAGGGAAGGCTCAGAAGTAGATCCCCGTTTAGTTCGTGGTTTTTCGTGGGAAGATAGCCCTGATTACATTAAAGAAGAGGCCAAAGGTGAAGCGACCTTGCAAGGTTCTATTATGGATGTGGGAGCGGATGACGGAGAAATAGGTTATTGGGACAAAATTGGCGGTTTAGGGTTATTCGCAGTCTCAGAGACTCTTGTTACAGCCCGAGACGCCGCATTTTGGGTAGGTTTTTTGGACGATACTGAATTTAGAGAAAACGTAGAAGAAAACCTTCGAAAGCTGCGGATACCCGTAATGGACCCCTTTACTCCCGCTAAAGAGACAGTCTTTGCTGATGCGATTCTGTCTTTACAATTACCTTTGGACACGTTTGAAGAATGGGTTACAAAAAAAGATATTTTACAAGATGGAAACTTCATTGAACCAGTTAAGAAGTTATTACAGGCAGTAGTAAATAAAAGTCCGTCTTTAATGAGTCACATCACAAGTTTTTGGGAAAATGATGCTACAGTTGTTCAGAAGTTTAAGGAGAAGTTTGGTAGTGGAACGTATGTGGGATATAAAGAAAATGTTCTAGTGGATAGGGGGGGTCGCGCTGGGCCATGGGGCTCCGCTGAAAATTTAGCTGATACCCCATTAAATATTTCTGATGATAATTTCTTTATTTTTGGCGATGTGGATTTAATTCAAGATTATCTTTATGGAGATATATTAAATAAAGCGATATACACTCCTGAGAGTAGATCCATTCTATCTCAGGTTGCGCGAGGTGTGCCTGCTGTTGGCGAAATTGCCCCCCGAGGAGCTAATTACTTCTTAGATCCCTTTTGGAACAGAATATACAAGGATATGGCGATGAACTTAATTGTTCAAGCACCTATAAAAGATCTGAAAGAAAGAAAATCTACACCCGCTACTCGATCTAAGCTAAGGAGTAAGATGCGTGGGACTTATTTCGCGCAAATACAAGAAATAGTAAATAGAGGATCCTTAAAACCGACTCCTTTGGGATTTTTTAATGATTATGATGTTGCCATGCAAGCGTATATACCCTCTATACCTGATGAGTTTGGTATCTTAGTAAAAGATGAAAATAAAGCAGCTTTAGATTCTTTATTTGAACTGGGGGTCCCTTTCTTTTTAGGCAATACTAAGAATTCAAATGTAATGTCATACACATTCGATGCCGATAATTTTATATTTACTCAGTTTTTTGGAACTATACAGGAGATATACTATAATATGACGTACAGGTATGTAAAATTAGGCGCACAAAACAAAGATATTAAGGGAGTCATGTCCTCAGATCAGGTTTTTGAGCAGATATATGGTGTTTTAGATCGTATTAGGAAGAGCGGAGGAGCGGCTGGGTCTTATTATAGCGATGCTTTCAAAGGAAGTCCTCAGCTAGATTTAACAAAACTTAGTACTGATCTAGCCGATATTTTCTTAATGGAGTCAGATGGTATAAAGAGAAAGGTGAGTAAAAACTTTGGTTCAGGTGTTATTAGTATGTGTATGTTGTTTAGGTCGTTATTTCAAAGTCAGTTTAAGGGCCACGTAAAAAGCTTACCTATGTTTAATATATCTCGATATAGTGATATAACGAAACCAGCAGTTGTTATGTTAAAGGGTACTCCTAGCTTAAACGGAGGGAGTACCTTAAATAGATCTACCACTGATTTCTTTAGTGGGATGTACAGAATACTTGGTTTTAAGCATTCAATAAAAAGTAATAAAGCTCATTCAGAGTTTACTGTAGTAAAAGACATTGCGAGTACTTTAAATCATGATAAATAATAATCCACAAGATTCGAACATTTTTCGTTTAGATTCCCAGAAAGATAGCATGCCTGTTTTTCCTTATAAAAAAATAGTAGATCAAAAAGGCAGCGGAACACTTAATATTTTTCAAAGGTCCTCCTTATCGCAGGCCCAAAAAGACAAAATAAAAGAAGACTTAAAAAAATTAGGAGGATCTTAGTATGTATGTTGGGACTGTGGTATCTAAAAAAGACTTTACTGGACAGGGCACTCTTACTGTGCTCCCTGCGAAACAGGAAAGTACGATTGAGGTAAAGTATGTCAGTTTCTATGGTGGGGGGGAATATGCAGGTGCAACCTTTATTCCTGAGACAAATACGCAGATTTTATATGATCGAGCAGAGAATGACCCAGAAGCACATTATTATTACATAGGATCTGTTGTGAATCCTAGTATTGATAGAATACAGAAAACTGAGATGCACCCATCTGATAAAAATCCTTCTTTAGGGGGAGAAAATAAAAATCCTGCTGATTCTGATGATTATAAACAAAATAACCAAAGCATGTCTTATGGTATTTCTACTCCTTTAGGTAATCATATGTTGTTACGAGATAATAGAAACGATAGTGAAGATAGGAAGGGCGTTAGGTTAGGGAGTGCTGAAGGTCGAGGCCTTAATTTAGATGATTCTTCTAATACTAAAAAAGTTAACTTATACAGTAAAAATCAAGCAGCTACTCTTAAGTTAACTGATTTAGACGCAGGTGACGATGAGATTGGCCCTGAGGGTGCATTGTTGCGAGCCTCTAGAAATGTAACAGTAGAATCAAAAGAGGGGGATATGGTGTTTCGCGTCAAGGATGGTAGAAACTTAAAGATAATAAACAGTTCTACTAGATCCCATGCTAGTAAAAATAATCGTAGAAGTAGTTCTGGGAATATAAGTATTGTGTCTGATAGGGGTGATATAAGTATTGTTAATCACGGTAATGGCATTTTTATTGATTGTATAGGAGACGAGCAACAAGATGGAACAACAGGTGCATCATTTCAGGTACGAAGCAACAATAAAATTCAGTTATTTGCTGACAATGGAATTGACCTAAAATCTTTGGGAGATATAAATATATCAGGAAGATCAATCATACTCCAATCAGATGTTGAGAACGAAGGAACTATTGAACTTAATCCCTACGAAACAAATAAGACGTTAGACCAGGGATCCATAGGAATAAGAAAGCGAAACGATGAAATTGATTGGGAGACTTTTTTTGGAGTTTTTCCTTTTTTCTTTGATCCGCTATGGCATGATAACTATACAGCAGGACCTAATACGGACATTAGATTAAAACAATCTGCTTCCGATTTTTGGTCCGACCTTACGGATGAAGGAAGCGACGGCACGGACCCCTTCGGCGGGGGCGGACATGGCCCATAGAGAAGGAACTTAAATGGCAACTTTTAACCCACAATTTTTTACAAACCCCGTAGCTAGTTTAAATACAGCTTTTGGTATCCCCACATGCATGCTAGATTTAGCTGTTGGTGCGCTAAATCTTATTGATTCTGGTGCTCTAAACGGCATGGCTAAGGCAGCAGCCGAGGGTCAAGCCGCTGCCCGAGCGGCAATTGCAGGCGTTGTTAATGGCCTTTTTGCGGACATGGGGATCCTCGATTATGACGTAGACACAGGGAAGCTCGCCTTGTTCTCCGACTCAAGTAAATTTGGGATTGATTTAGGGTTTTTGAATGCGGCAGCAGGCGCGGCAGGTGCTATATCAGCCTTTCAAGATTTAATTGATCAAGGAGAAGCAATGTATAATGAGGTATTAGGATGCCTTCAAGACTATGAAAATTGGCTTAATAGCACAGGACCCGCGCCTATGACGGGGACTGGGGGTGTTGGTGGTGGGCACTCCGATCAGTATACTGAAAATGCTAGGGTAGCTGCTTTAGGTTTAGCGCGACAACAAGTAGAAGAAGCCACCGAGTTTTCAGATAAGTGTAATACTTTAATACAGAATATTGGAGTAATTCTATACGAGCGACAGCAAGCTATTAGCGTCGAGGCAGCGGAAGAAGATCCTATCTTTAGATTAGTGTTTGGGCCTCCTGTCTCCAAGAATGGTTTATTTATTTTATCAGAGGATGGAATGTACTATGACTCCCAGAACCGGCTGTATAACGGAAAACCTATACCGTCTGCTTCTGATGTGGGGTTTGTTTTAAATAGTGAAAAATGGAAGATGGACCACTTCCCAAGTCTAGGGGGAAAAGGCACCTTAGTTTCTACTGACGTATTAAACAAATATGTAGATACTATTTTCGATTTAAATGTTATTGATGATTCATCTACTTTAGATGATTATTACAGTGCTGATCATTTATTGAATGTTTTGCTTGGACAAAAAACAAAGCAGGTAGAACTAATAATTAATGAAATTACGGAACTGTTGAATGGCGGCTACATAGAAGACTCCGCCTTGGTAGTGAATCATAGATTAAATTTGAACTCTATTACCGATGCTTATGATACAAAGATTAAAAAGAGAAAAAAACAAATAGAGGTGGCGGTAAAGGCTCCTGACTTGTTTGGCGCTGAACAAGCGTATGCTGTAGGTGATGTTCCCGTTAATGATTTTTCTTTCTTAAGCTCTATAAATTTAAGTGTTGCTTTAGATAAACAACAAAATTTAACTTTTGGTTCGGGTGATGTTGAAGGAGTGGTTCTACCAATCAAACCTCTGTTTGTTACTAATTATGGTGTTACCTCTAGAGTTTTAGTTGACCCTCTAGTCGTTCCTCCTATAGGGAAAGGTTCTGTTGTATTCAGTCCTTCTGTTTCTTCAACTGCCGCACCCGCTATTTCTTTAACGGACAGCATTGAGAGTTCTGGGCTGTTTGCGATTTATAACTTCTTGAAGCCTGATGTAGTTTCTCCAGATTCGGATCAATATAACGTGGTGAATTGTGCTGTTTTAGGAACACATGGTAACTCGCAATTAGTGGGCAATGTTGCAACAGCCTTTACGTCTGGTGTTGGTATACCTTATCTAGGAGGCGTAGCGAGGTGGAAAATTAATAACTTTAAATTAACTAAGTCACCAAATTATTTAAGACTTCCTCCTACAACGGAGATGCAGAACCTTTTTTATAATCCAAGTGGGTGTAGTATTGATTGTTGGTTGCATATCCCAAATTATGGTACATCAGCTACTTCTAAGGAAATAGGGTCAGACGCTTTCCGTCCGTTGACCGCAGGTGCGTGGGGAGATTATAATTATTATAAAATCCTATTAGGTAATGAGAATACGGGGGGAGAGCAATCAGTTCCTGATGTTAGTAGTTTATATAATTCAGGTGGATCAGAAACTACTAAAGGCTTATTAATTGGTTTTAGTAGAGATCCTGTTATTTATGAGGATTCCTATATAATTCCTGGCTCCAATTTAGATCCTGGTGCCAATAACGGTGTGCATGTTTCTGCTACCACCGCATCTAGTTGCTTTTTTATTGCTCCTACAATGTCTTTTAATAGCAGTTCCGTTGAGTTTGTTCCAGATACTAACTGCTCTAATGACAGTTTAACTTATAATAAATTAACAATTAGAGATAATTTGAGTGTAGGTGGAAAGAAGTTCACAGATGTCTCAGGTAGCTTTAGTCACTTGCATATGTCTTTTAATATTGATAATAATGAATGTATTGTTTATTTAGATGGCGTAAAAATGACAACTTCATCATTATCTAAAGTTTTAGGGGGTAATCCAGGGCAAGCCCCAAGACTACCTACCTTTATTTCCCCAAAGGATTCCGAGACTAGTAGTTTTTATTATTCTTCAGCTACGGTTACTCAAAATATAGGTACTACTGTTTTTAATAATGGCCCTTTAAATGATACTTATTTCACTCCATGGATTGTGGGAGGAGGTTGGACAGACGGGTACCCAATCAATTCAAGCAAAGTCGGTGGCTTCATGGGGATGAGGCATGGACTCACAAGCGGCTTAAACGGGTTCGTAGGAAGTTTAAAGTTTTATTCTAGGCCCCTAACTAATAAGGAAGTTCTTCAAAACTACAATGCTCAAAAAGGATTTTATAAAAATATAGCAACATGATTACTAATACAAATATTTTTGGTGTACCCCCTGCGACAACAGTAACTGATGAAATAATAAATGCAGTTTCTACTGAGGCTATTTTTGGAGTTCGATATCCTTTATATGATAAAACTAATTCTGCTAAAGGAATCTTTGTTAAGACAAAAGGCTTTGAACTGGTTAAGAGTGAGCTTAGACAATTCATTAAAACAGAACGAGGGGAGCGGGTTATGCTTCCTAACTTTGGACTATCTTTAAAAAGGTTTCTTTTTGAGCCCATAACAGAGGATCTCATAATTAGTATGAAAAAGGAGATAGTTGGAGGAGTCAGTAATTACCTGCCTACTGTTAGAATATTGAGACTAGATATTTTAAAATCAGATAAAGCTCAAGGATTTGGGCTACCAGGACTAAAGATTAGGCTTCTAGTAGCCTCTAGAATATCAGAAGAACAAAGCGAATTATCTATATCATTATGAGTACATCAAATTATAATCTTCCTACAACAATACCTTTCACAACTGCTTCGTCAGATTTCCAAAAATTAATTCAGCAGGGGGCAAACTTTGAAAACAAAGATTCTTTAATAAACTATGCCGCTACGGATTTCGGTAGTTTAAGGGATTCTTTATTTAATTATATGCAAGCTGTATACCCAGAGGACTATCAAAATTTTAGTGAGTCTGATTTTGGTGTAATGTTTGCTGAACTGATTTCGTATATGGGTGCTGTTTTATCGTTTAAAGCAGATGCTTTAGCGAATGAAAACTTTTTACCCACCGCTAGAAGTAGAAGAAATGTTCGAAAGCTGTTAGAGCTTATAGGTATACGAATGAAAGGCCCCACCAGCGCGGGGGGAAACGCGAGAATATCACTCGATACAGCATCTACAGATGCAGATCCAATTGTAGAAGCAGACAGTAGAATTATTACGCTTTCATCTCCTCAAGATGGAGGTCAGGTAACTTATACATTATACCCTGTTGTTGCGGGAAAAATACAAAATTTAGGCAGTAATACCTCAGAGATTACATTATCCCGCTCTAGCTCTGAGGGTGAAGAAAATATATCGTGGAATAATCTAGCATTATTAGAGGGGGCATTAGTTGAAGAAGTGGGTACATTTGATACCACTCAAGTATTTAAGACTATTTCTTTAACACAAGGACCTATTATTGAAAATAGTGTTCAAATTTATATAGATTCTTCTGATTCTTTATCAGGAACATACACACAGGTAGGTAATCTTTATTCTGCGTCAGGAAGTACTAATAAAATTTTTGAAGTTATTTATGATGAAGATTACAATGGCTTGGTTCGGTTTGGTGATGGCAACGTAGGTGCTGCACCACCAAACTCTTCTTCGTATCGAGTTCTTTATAGAGTTGGGGGAGGAAGTCGCGGCAATTTGCTCGGCTCTATTATTAACGCCCCTATAGTAACCAAAAATGCAGGAGCGGGAACATTAACAAATACAAGTGTAATAACAGGAGGTGTTGACGCGGAAACTGTTGAAAACGCTAAGGTAAATGGACCTTTAGTGTTTAAACAACAAGATCGGTTAGTTACTTTAGGAGACTTCGCTTCGTATGTTTCTAGGTATCGTAGCCCTTCAGGGGGTGCAGCGATAGGAACTGCTTCAACACGAAAAGCATACTCTTCAGCTAATATTATTGACCTGTTTGTTTTACAAAAGGCGACTGAAACGCAACTTCAGAAGGCTACAATAGAATATAAAGCAAATCTTCTTTCAGCTATAAAGAACAAGAAGATGCTTACCGATGAGATTGTCGTTGTGGATGGATTAATAAGAACATTAGATCTTATAGTTACATTATTCGTTGATTCTTCTTTAAGTGATAAAGAAGAATCTGTAAAACAAGAAGCATCTAATATTATAACTAATTTCTTTTCCTACTCTAGATTTGGTTTTGGGGACGCTTTTGTTCCTCAGGAATTAAATAGAAAGATATTTGATCTTACAAATGTACGTTACTCAACAATTGATAATATCTCTGACGCTATTTCGATAGACTTTAATGAGGTAGTTCAATTAAATAATGTAACTATAAACATAACCTTTATCTAATGGCAAAAAAGTATTCAAAACTAAACTTTGTAGATGCAGTAAAGATAGTAACTCCAGACTTGTATCTGGAAGATGATCTCGCTTTAAGCGGCTCGCAGGTTAAGCTTACAGACTTAATCATTAATAGCCATTTAGCATCAATCAATAAAATAGCACAGACATTAAATATTAGTGCTCTATCTGAATCAAATACTTTAAGTGCAATAAATACCCCAAGCGGGTTTAGTCAGTACTTTGTAAAACAAAATAAGCTAACAGACATTACTTCTAATGACTTCCAACAGAACATATTAACTCCGTTGGGTTATAAGTATTCGGACTATGGTACCTCCTCTGAATTTCTTACTTTTTTGAGTGGTACTCTTCTCCCAAAAATAACATTAAATTCTAGTACTTTGCTTTCTGATACGTCCGCAAACTATGCAACAACGACTTCAGGTACGCATGCGTACCTTATATCAAATCTAAGTTGGTTGTATTTTTTAAATACTAGCGGTCCTGTGTCTTCTCCATCATCATTGATAGCTAGTTCTATTGTTAAGAACCTTTATAAAAATACAACGTATTTAATAAATGACGGCATTAAAGATTATCAAGAATATCTTTGGACTAACTTCTCTAATTTTAGCTCTTTAGACGCTAAGATGCTTCCTGGGAGTTTTCAGTCAGGAACTGGATCGTATACAAGTGGGACCCAAAACCTTGATAAGCTAAAAACTCTAATTGATGTTATTTATTCCCCGCTTTATATTGACAGGGAAGATGAAGTAGTAAAAAATGCTATAGAAGCTGGTTTAGGCTCTTCAAATTACGAATTACAAAGCACAGAACCTAAAGGTCCCTTTCATAAATTTTTACGAGGGCTTTCTTATTCTTTAAGAGATATTGACAATCAAGTAGAATCTTTAGAAACATTAGGATCTATTGAAAATTGTCCTCCTGAGTACCTTCCATACCTCGCCAGCTTATTAGGGTGGAAACTCTATGGAAATAATCCTGCATCATGGAGGAATCAAATAAGAAATGCTGCATCCCTTTATAGAAAAAAAGGAACTAAACAAGGGTTAATTGATGCACTTGATACCATTATTGTAAATAATCCTATTGATGTTAGTGGCGCAATATCAGAAATGTTTGAGTCCTATATTCCTCAATTACTTTATTATTTACTAATAACTGAGACTGATATGTTTAATCCAAAAACATACAGTATTGATACCGCTATTTCTTATGGTATTGATCCACAAACCTATAGTTCAAATAATAAAGACCAAAATATTAGAGCGGCTGTTGACAGCATTATAAGTAATGCCGTAGAAGCCTATCCGTATCTATTCTTTATCAGAAATGAGCCTTTTAGACTTAATATAACTGAGGACGGGCGAGGTTGGCTTGGGCCTATTGTTAACTGGGAGGGGACTTGGTACACAGGAGAGTATTATTCCAAACTATACTCAAAAAAATTAGCTATTAAAGGCGATGATAATTTTAGATTTCATTACAGAGGGCGTACTACACCTGTCCCACCTTGGGATGATGAAAAGTTTTTTAGAAATTGTGCTGTAACTGACGAACTCCTTCATTTTTACAAATCTGAATTAGAGCGATTCTGTATTGATGTTAATTTTACAAACAGCTTCTATGATTATACCAATAATTATATCTTATCTGGGAATGATCGTACTGATTTATATTTAGATAATGGGTATGTCTTCTTTACCTCCTCCGTACAGCTACCTCCAAATTACGATAGTATTATTGATAATAAAGTATACCAAGATTATGATGCTTTAAGTTTGTGGAATGGGAAATCCTCAACTTTTGATTTTACGGTATGTTCGGGCGATTTCTCCAGTATTTTATTTCAAGACTCCTCTGGGCAGTACAGCAATGCAGAGATACTTCAATCTTTGTCTATAATGGATGATTTTGTGCCTGCTAAAGCAATTCCTAGAACAAGAGTTGTTTTAAAAGCAGCGGAGTATGCAAGCGGTATTGATTATATATGTCCTAGTATTATTGTTCCGCGTAAAGACGTAGGTGAGGTTGGCGCTAGGGGGCAAGATGTTTGTGGAGTCTCAGGAATGCTTAATAACTTTTCTGCGTCAGGTATCTACGATAGAATTACAGGGTTTGCATTAGGAGAAGAGAAATATAATGGTTTTGATGATTCCCAAAGCACCATCGAACATGCTAAGTTACCCGTATTCACTAGAGAACAAGCCAAATATTCTAATAACATTGTATCTTCGGTTGTCAATACTATTGAGATAGTGCCCCCAACAGCTACCAATATAGGACAACCAGTAAAAAGAAAATCCTTAAGAAGAAGAGATTTTCATAACACTTTAGAACAAAAAGGATGGTTTGACAGAGGTGGACGTAATATGCCTACTTTCTATAATAATACAAGTTCTATACTAGATTTTCTTCCTTTAGGTTGGAATCCTTCTTCATTTGGTTTAGTTCCTGCAACTCCAGAAAACCTTAGTGGGGTGTATTCAAAAGATTGCGCAGGCTCTGCATCTAATGATTCTTACTTTAATTTAAATGTTAGTAGTGCTTTCTTATCAAGAAACTATGACTCACTTGCTTTTTCCTCTTGTGATCAGTTTGTTAGGAGGGATACGCTACCAGAAGAGATCTATACATTGTTTAAATTTCATGAGTTGAAGAAAGAAGGTATTGCTGATGAGACTTATAAACTTAACTATAACCTATTTTCTGCTTCTTCGATTTGGAAAGATGTACCAAGGTCTTTTGCTAATATGATAGAGGATGTTGGGTTCGATAAATATTTATCCCCTAAGCTCGATAAGAGAGAGTTTAGTCTTAGAAGAAGAAACGCTAATGGGATTCATACGATATACAACACATATAATAAATATTTTCTTTCTGCACTTGATGGAAGCTCGTTGCCTGAAAATCAGCTTGTTACTGTTAAGCAAGGAGGTCCTACGATTTTATCTCATACATACGGACCCATTTATTATAATTCTGATTTTTCTATTGATGGTTCAGCAATAGATCCTGAGATACTTTTGCCTGATTCCACCCCAGCAACAAACCTTATAACTACAAAAATTCAGAATCCTTTTTATATACAATTAAATGTTTCTGGTGCCGCACTTCTTGACGGTGAGGTAGGTGTTTCGTCTGTGCAAAATGCAAACACCCCTTACTACGGTAATCCTGAATTTGTTGCCTCTCACTTCTTGAGCGGTATTTCTTTTATTGACACTTCTTCATCTGATAGATTGAATTTAGGTTCTATAGCTACTGATTTTGCTATATTAAATTTTGATTCAGACCAAAAGACTGTAAATTCTACGTTTGATAATTATCTAATAAAGAATCCGTGTGTTTATATGCGAACAAGAGGAGCAGGCTTACCTAGAATAAAATTCGATTTGTCTGGCTACACAGAGATGGAAAAAAATATACTTATTCCTGATCATGATTTTGAGTTAACTGTTAACTTTTTTACGGGTAAGTTAGATTCTTCGATTTTAGGGGGAGGAAGCATTGGTGCGGTTCTTAGAACTAAAGTTGAAAAAACTAATAACGGTGATTCTGTGGTTTTCTTTTGGGCTCCTAATGGGGAGTGGAAGATGGAAAAAGTTTCAAATATAAATAATGCTGCTTCAGGTATTTCCAATATATTAAATAACTATACACATACTTTCTTAGGAAAGGAAGAAACTAATATACAGATTCAAGATACTCAGTGTGACGTTATCAGTGATAATAATACACTACTTAGGTATATAACAGAAGAGGATAAGCAGTCCGTAAAGCTTAAGTTCCATACAAAAAACCAAAAAACTCCAGTTCCTTTTGAGTATGGAACTTATTATAATGCTGATTCCTCGCTTTCCAGCATATATAACGGGCGTCACGTTCAACTTCATAGAGCGAACATTTTTGATTCAGATCTATCGCAAGATTATATTTTAGAGTTATTCCAATATCCCAACCTAAATTCCGAAAAAAGATTTGTTGTTTTTGATGACATAAGTTTAGTAGATAAAACACTTAACGATGCCGCTCAAGTACCTTATGAAGCCGTTATTCCTGATTTAACTTTGCAGCAAGATGCTCCACAGGAGATTGAATTACGTATGCCAGATGGAAGCCCTCTAGCATTAACCAAATCCTCAACTACTGTAGGTACAGATATAGCTGGGGACCTTACCTATGATCTCTTTAGAACCTCTGTTGGGGATCTTCCTAATATTTTAGCGGTTTGTGAGAATCCAGGGGGTGATTGTGGACCCATGAGTTACGCTAGTGAGTTGTGGACAGTTATTGGAGCACCTGACTGGAATAGCTATAGAAACCCCAATAGCGGTGAGTTTTTTCCAGGTGGGGCGATTCTTAACTTCTATTCAGAGCATGGGGATGATGTAGGAGATGATGGATTGATGGGCAAAATTCCATACACAGGAATATGTAATTCTACTATGACAAAATGGCCTAGTGGTTTTGGTGAGAATCATGCCCCTGGCGGAGCGAACGACGGTGATCTTCATACAGCTTATTGGGTAGCCAGAAAGGGCTTCCACTCCTATAACCAATGGTCAGATTATATACCTCAAGGCAAAAGAGAAGAGATCAGCCAAAACCCAACCAGTTTGGGTTTTGGAGGGGGTTTAGCGGTTTGGCCTTATTTCCATACACACCAGCGAGGGTCCTTGTTGGGTTCTCCATTATTAGCATTAGCTAGACCAGGGCACTCGTGCATAGAACAACATATGGTCTCAACACCAAAAACATTCTTGGAACTCAATACACTATTACCTGGAAACACTAATCCATTAGGATATTCTAAAGAAGATGATAGATTCTTTTATAGTGATTTAGAAAATTATACAGGTAATAACCCTTTTTCTGGTTGGATTGTGGGTTTTTCTATTGGAGAACCCATTGAGATAGATTTTACTAGTAAGAGAGTTAAACCTACTATAACAGAATCCGATAATGTTTTCTTAGATATAGATGCGTTAGGGGATGAAGATAATTGGGAGTATGTACCAGCAGGGGTGGACCCCCTTCTTCCAACTGTTTTAGACCCAACAGGGATGGTTGGGGCAGCAAGATCATTCTTCCAACTCCAGGCTGGAAGAAGCCGCGCTCACCCTAATACAAATGTTTGGGGTGTATCGGACGAACAATATAATAGTTTTTCAGAGGCGGGAGGTATAACTTTCCCTCCTTTGTCCGTTTATCGAGATGTTGAACGAAATAAATTAATACAAGGGCAACCATATAGTTTTTGTGTTTATCTTAGAGGAAAAGCTAAGGGAGACGAATCTTTTCAAGATAACTATGCCACATCAGCGATGGTCACGATTGCGCCTATAGGAAGTAATAATAGTTACACAAGATTAGTACTTAAATTAGGAGAGCCTGTTGCCTCTCCCTATTGGGGGGCAGGGGCCTATACAAGCTCTATTCTAACCAACGGACATTCTTATACGGGCGATGATGCTGCTTCTGTTGAAGAAATTGTTGTTCCTTGGACTACCCTATACCCTAACGCAGATAAAGTGTCCTGGTATAAGGTCAGGGTAACTATTCCTTATGATGCATTTGAGATGAATGCTGGAAATGCCACCTTAGGAATAGATGCTGTACAAAATAAGGGGCTTAGATGTTTTGTGCAGGCGTATAACGATAGGTTTGATGGGTTACTCCCTGAAGACCTTCCAGTAGGCAATAATCAGCGAGAAGCTATCCTGCACACTCCTTGCAAACTACTTACTTGGGGGTATGGATTATATGCTGCAACTAGGGCTGGGGATTTTAGGCGATACGAACAGTCTCGTGTATTTAGATTAGGGCACAACCAACTTAATCCCACACCCTCAAATAATGGAGGCAATGCTGCTACAGGAGAAATAGCAAATGTAATTAGTTACGACTCAGCGCAGACAAATATGCTTACTATATATGAAAACGAAGAGGTTTTAGTAGGTAGGAAATTATATAAAGATAGTAATGACGAGGTCTATACTTATGAGAAAGATCTTTCGAGTTTAAAAAAGCTAACTTTAGTTAAATCATCTGCGCCCTATTCTGTTTTTAAGGCCAATCTTTATAAAGGTATTAAATTTTACGATAATAGTGGGTTAGAGTATTCAGGTCCAATAAACTTTAGCCTGGGTAAGAGGATTTTAAGGCCCGAGAATTTCTCACAGGAACCAGAAAGCGCACGGGTTTTAACTTTATCGGGGTCTATAGAAGGAACCAATATAGGAAAATCAGTGAAAGGGTATAAATCTATAGAGCCGATTGATTTATTACATTTATTTAGGTACTTTAATAAACTAGGGAAAGCAGCAACAAGGAAGGGATTTAATACTCGTGTCTGGTCTGATTCTTCTGCTGTACATTGTGCTAGTGGTGGAAGTAGGCTTTCTTATAGAAATCACCCAGACCCCGTGGGGACTGGTGAGGATGGAACTTATGGAAATTATACTCAGTTGGAGGTTGATAATTAAATGTTTGGTACCGTAGAAATTTATCAAAATTTTGCAACAGATAATCAAAAACTAGTTCATAAAGAATCCAATTTGTGGGTCGATGGGGCTTCTGAGAACATCTGTACTCTTTTAACAACCCCCTCTTCTATTAATGTAGCACCTGTTAAAGGTGTTACAGACGCTTCAAACTTTACCATAAAGGCAATATCATTTGGTAAAAGCTCTGATGCTTATAGAAATAATGGTCATTTTTATCCCCACAGTGTCTCGGATTATACGAGCGTGGGTTCTAAGTATCATTCGTATGTAAGCTCCGTTAAAAGTGATAATAGAGTTCGCGCCGTGTCTCTTGTTAATGAAAATATAGCCTCTACCACATCCTCTTACGATCCCAAAAGAGATCCAGGTCTAGCTCCCAACCCTACAGATAAGCAATTAGAGCCTGACACAATGGCTGCGATAGATGCAGCGTCTGGTCAATATCATCACATGGGAGCTACGTTGATGCAAGGTAGAGCCCATGCGGTGGGACATAATTTAAATAGGCTTGGCTCTCAAAGTAACCCAAATCTTCTGTCTTACACTGAAGGTCCTTGGAGTGACCCTCCTTTAGCTTACTGGACTTCTGCTAATGTTGCAACTGCTACTTTGTCGGGAACGCATACAGGCCCCTTCTACGGAACATCTGCTTATTATGTAAGTTCGACATACAACACGGTAGGCAGCCTAAGACAATCCTCGGTTAATTTATGGAAAACAAGTTTTCATGATAATGTAGACCATACTCTAAGTCTTTATATTAAGCAACCTGAATTTGGTAATGAAACTTCTGGATTTACTATGCACATAAGAGATAAGACAGGAACGGCTGTTAACCATATTGCTACCTTCTCTCTATGGGATTCAACAGCAGGAAAGCATATTCCCCCAGAGTTTGTAACAGGCACAAATGGTATACTAGGTAGTGTTACTCCTGTAGTTTCCGAAACGTCTTCTACTGGTTGGTATAGATTGGATGCGTATTTAGAAGGGTTGGGTACTGATGCAAATACTGTGAATGGCGATCAAGTAGAAGTTAGGTATAATATTTCCAATGGATCTCCTACTGGTGGGAGCCTATTTATGTGGGGTTGGCAGTTAGAGGAAAGCTATGGAGCCACTAAATACCAAAAAGTGTCGGGTGTGCGCCCAACTTTTGAGGAAGGGGGGCTTGATGGAGATATATTTTTAGGGTGTTATCCCCATACTAGCGGCACTGATTATGCAATTTTATCGTCGTTATCAAAGATTGAAAATTCCACTGGTGGCACAAGCAGCATTTATTTTAGTGGGACTTATCCAAAAAGCCCAGGGGACGATAACTTTTTCAACTCGTCTTCAGTAAGAGCTATGGATAGAGATGGCTTTGTTAGAGCGTATATGCCCTCTTCAACGACTGCTTTTACTAATGTAGATGAAGGTGGAAAACCAATATATCCTAACCGTATTATTGACCCAGCATCAGGATTAATTGTCTCAGCAGACGCTGATTTTTCAGCTATTGGGGGGAGTGAATTATCCTGTATTTGTACAATATCATCAGGTGATTTAGGGTTAGCTAATATGTATGGTGGTATATATAAGTTAGGCTTGTGGACACTTGATTTAGATAAAACCTTATCCACTACTCGACTTGATGGACAACCAAAAGCCTTACCAAGTTTCCCCCTTAAATTTGGGGCAGGCTATAATAAAATAGTATATAAGTTATTTGCAGAAAAGAGTTTAACTAAAAATTTGTGTGCTATAAAAGATGCGGGGACCGTTGCTGGGGCGGACCAGTACTCCGATCTAACAATTGTTTGGAAGCTTAACTTTATAGGGACAGTATGAAAGGATCAGTAGAAATTACTAAAGTTTTTAAGGATGGTACAGAAGAGTGTGTATGTAAAGATCATAACATTCTTACCGATGGACTTGGTGTTGGGCTTTGCAACATCTTTACGGATACGGGATCCACTGATCTTTCAGATCATCTCGTAGGCTATTTTCAAGTTGGTTTAGGCAGACTAAACCCAGATGATCATGTTGAAGCAGGCACAGCAAAATATATAAGTACTCTCAATAATCCTTTAATGCTTGAAGATGATTATGGAAAAGACTCAGAGATTCGGATTAATACTCACGAAATTCTCAAGTATCATCCTTCAAATTTTGATGCTGCTTTCGCTACTCAGTATGATGAGGGGGTGTTTGCCGTTTTACCTGATTCTCATTCCACTAAAGTTATAGATGGAGTGGTACACTATAGATTGACGTTAACAGAAGAGATGGCAAATAATTTGAATAATGTGCCTATCACAGAATTTGGTTTATTTATTAGAGATGGAAAGGCTAATATAAAAAAAGATCAATCAGTTTTAGTGGCATATAAACAGTTAGCAGATGGATCAGGAATAACAAAAACAAGCGATTTTTCTTTAGTTATTGATTGGCAATTAAAGTTTATCGTAGATGAGGAGAGTTCGGAAACTACGCCTGGAGGTGATCGAAAGAATGTTGTTCTTATTATGATAGATGATGTAGGGATGGATCATTTAGGAAACTACGATGCTATTAATCCTTACGAAATACAGAATGATAACCATACAGCCGCCACCCCGTTTAGTGTTTTAGATGATCCTGTTAATGGAAGTAGTTTATATCCTTATACCCCTACCTTAAGTGCAATTGCTGCTGCTGGAATGCAAATGTTTAATGTTAGGGCGCAACCAGCCTGCGCTCCCACCAGAGCAGCTTTACTTACAGGAAGATATAATTTTAGTACTAAAAATTTCGGAGGCACAGGTCGTGGGTTCTGGGGTCCTGGGATAGGAATTGTCCCAAGTTCGGCAAGAAGGACGCGAGGTGGTTTAAAGGGCCTGAATTCTGGGTTTAGGTTTTTAAATAAGACCGGAGATCTTGAAAACTTAACTAATCAGGTTGAGGACGGATTGGGGGGAGTGAATACTATAACAACTACTCCTGTCATAGGAAACTTTTTAAAGAGACCTGATATTGATTATCAGTGTGCTATGTTTGGTAAATGGCACTTATCTATATGGGAAGATGATATTGTTTATTGTGAAGATAATAGCCCGACTAGGAAAGGTGATGGTTGGTCACACATTGCTTTAAAGGGTTACTGGGATGATTATTTAGCTACTTTCTCTAATTTGGATGCTGATCCAATACCTGGACTTAATCCTAATAGTGGTGCGTTTATTGAGCCAGATGATTGGCCTAACAATGGATCAACTTCGTACTATACTGGTGGTAAAAATATGGGATATGTTAATTATTTTGTCGCCAAACCAGGGATACCAACGAAGGAAGGTGTTCCCACTGCTGATACTTATACCGTTTCTGACTCCAATTATGTAAGCTTTAAGCAGTCTGCGGACGAGGTTGAGTACGGGCAAGGGGACGCAAGTTCTTATACTACAAACTACATCTTCTCGGCTGCTAGTGCTTATTTTAATACAGCCCAAGAGCCCTTTTTCATGTATGTTTCGCCCAACATACCACACACTCCGTATACATGGCCCCCTTCAGGAGGCATATATAATAGTGGGTTGTCCTCTATAAATCAGCATACCTTATTAGAGGCAGGCGTAGGAGCAACGGATTCAGCGTCTTCTACTTGGGTTACAGTTAATGCTATGCTAGAAAACTTTGATTCAACTCTAAGTTCTTTCTTACAAGGTTTGGATGAAACGAAAAAATCGAATACAGTTTTTATTATAACTTCCGATAATGGAGCATTAGGCCCTGATATAGGACGGAGAGCAGCGTATGCCTCTTCTATTGGTCTTGGGTATGCAAGTAGTTTGGGTGGGAGTTACACAGGCTCAGGGGGTTTAGGGGCCACTTACGATAAGATGCTTAACTTAGGTGCTTATTGCTCTGGGTTATCACCTTCTGCCGTTAGACGGGGAGGAGAAAACGACACCGCAAATGGGTTTAAAGCAACTCTTTATGACAGAGGTATGCTTGTCCCAATGTTTGTTAGTGGTGCAGGAGTTTCCGCAGGCGTAAGCTCGCATGCTATGATTGATTTAACGGATATTGTAGCGACTATTGCTGATATAGCAGGGGCGACGACTTTGCCTGCGAGAGACCCTCTTAATATACCTTCTGATTCGATTTCTTTTTATAATGTTCTTAAAGGTGTAACCGATGCCTCAAGTCATGCAAGACAGTATTCTTGGGGTGAAGCTTTCTTCCCTATAGGTAATAGTACAGGCGATCAAAAAATGCACGGATCATTTACAAGCAGTGTCCTTTGCCCACCCGAGATGTTGGGTGGGATGCGAGGTGGATACACCCCTCAGCCCACAACTCCTAGAAGACGTAGGCAAGCATTGACACTGAGACTAGTCCCAGACGATTTTATTGGATATATTCCATCTAGATGGACTCCGACTATAAATTATTTAAATATTAATGATGCGCCCGATGTGGCTATAACAATAGAATCTAAAGAAGCTATTCCCGATACTAGCGGTGGTGTATGGAAACTAATAAGACCTAGTTCGGGCAAGGTAGGGTTGGGATCTAATTTTGCTCATGATGTAGGTGATCTTGTTTGGGAAACGGATGCGGCAGGAGATTATGTTCTTGATGAAAATGGTAATCAAATTCAAACTGCTTTAACGCAAGGTTTTGGGAAATGGTATGAAGAAATGTATCATCTACAGAGCTTTGTAGATTTTAGTGGGGTTGATTTGTACGAACTAAATGATCTTATTTTAGAAGAAAATAAAGGAGTTTATGCGAATCATATAGCTAGTTCTTTAATTGTCTCTGCTATTCAATTGCCCGTAGCACAAGGGGGTATAAATAATGGCAATGCTAATGGTGGACAACTAGATAATAGTGTACACTATTGGAACTTAGCAAGGATTTTTGATGCGTTACATCAAGGATTTAATCGTTTTTATAATACAAGGGTAGTACCTAACACTATATTTAGTTCGCCTTCTGATGGCAGTATGGGTGATGACCCAGTGGAATAATGGAAAAATTTAAACCAAAAGGATATTTAGAAGTTGTAAAAGTATTTGAGGATGGGACTGAGGAAGTCCATTTCTCGGAAAAAAATGTAATTACTTCTGGGATGGGGGTAGGTCTTTCACACCTTTTTGCGGGTTCTGGAGCAGGAGCAATCTCTGATTTTCAAATTTTGAATTTTCAAGTAGGTACTGGCGGCGATACTGACAATTATGGAACTTCTAGCTATAAGCTTAATACCCCTTTAACAGGAGGAGCTACCTCTGAATATCTAACCGCTGGCAGTGAGGTTTTACTTGAAGATCTTATGCCTATACAAAATAGGGATATCAAAGCAAGCACTGAGGGTTTTGTGAGAATCCCCTTTTCTAATATTCAAAAAGTAGCCCCTACTTCTGTTAGATTTAATTTAATTTTAGATAGATATACAGCTAATGGTTTGGATACTAATCTAGATGAGATTGGGTTGTTTTTGAGAAACCCTAGAGGAGTATCACCTATAGCACCAATTTTGGTAGCTTATCGACCTTTTACTGGTTTGAAAAAAACTAGCAACTTTGCACTTTTATTTAAGTGGACTATTAATTTCTAAACATGCCTTTTAATCAAAATGACCTTTACTCTGCTTCAGCGGGAACAGAACTATACAAATATTTTAACCCCTTTGTTACAAAGTTTGATAGCCAATCTTTTTACAATTGGGAACAAGACAATCAGCCTATCTACGATCTAGAGGAAAGGACTTTTGGCCTTTGGGAAAAAGCTACAGGATACTTTACCTCTTCCTTAAACGGAATGCCTTTAGTTGTTTCAGGGACTGCTGACCCTAATAACCGCAATATTTTCACAAATTTACAGGATGCTGTGGACTCTCTTCCTCAGGTAATTAGGACCCCTACCCTTATTGAAGTTGCTGCTAGTGGTCATTTAGGTGGTTTAAAATTAAAGGATATCAGGGTTGAAGGTGCGGGTGTTTTAGAGATTATTAATAGAGGTTTTGCTAAAATCTATTCGGGAAGAGGGAATGGAGTTACCCATGTTAATGCTTCTGCCTTAGGTAATGCGTCAAGTGTTGCTGCGGCTAGGACTAGAGGTTATGTAACTGAATTATCCTCTGTGGATTTAAGTTCTACTATTTTAAATACTTCTGCGTTATCCACTTCCGCTAATTGTTCTTCCCTTTTTGTACAACATTATAACAGAACTTTTGCTCAATCAGTTAATTTTGCTGGAAATAGAAGTCGCAATAGTAGACTATATTATGGGTTTGTAGATGTGGGAGCGAATTCCTATGCTAATTTCCTCAACACTGATACCCAGCTATCGGCAACATTTTCTTTTCTTAATTATGAAAACTTCTCTTATGGAGCTACAAATAACGTTAAAGATGGTTCCTGTTCTTCATTAGATGTATCATCCTTCAGACAGGATACAGAAGCGATAATTCAAAGGTCTACTCCCGCAACTACTTGGGACAGACAAATGACAGGAGTTACTTACGCTAATTCTGTTTCGTCTGTTCTTATAGAGGATTGCACTGGGCCTCTTTATTTACGCGGGTTCTGTGTTGATGGTGTTAGTGGTGGTGGGACTGTATTTAAAAACAGTACTTATAAGAATGATATTGGTATTACAGTTGTAAACTCTAGCCCTTATATTGAAAATTGTTCTGTAACACGGAATAAAGAGGTTGGGGCTAAATTTATTAACTCAGACGTTAAATTAACACGGGGTTTTGTTGCGAATAGAAATTATGAAGTAGGAACTGATGACCCTGGAGAAACTAGGAATAGTAGAAAGACTATTGGGCTTCACCTAATTAATAGTAGGGTGGATGCAAGGATAGACCCAACTTATGCCTCTGGAAGTGATTACTTTTTTAATATTCAAAACCATGATACAGGAATACTACTAGAAAATAGTACTTTTGTTGGGGGACAGAGTAGACCCTATACTACTATGAATGATGCCACTTTAGCTGTTGCATATAATGATGTTGGTATAAAAGCAACCAACTCTGTTATTGATGTTAGTGGAAATCTAGATATTTATAACAATAAAATAGGTGTAGAGCTAAAGAACTCTTATGTATCGACTGACCGATTAACTGTTGAAAATCATACGACAAATGGCATAACAGCAGACAATTCTGTTATAAAATATAATAACGGTTTAGTACGAAGAGATTATTCTGTGGATAAAGATTCCAACAGAATGGCACAAACATTCTTCCATAGAAACGGATGTCATTTAAACTTAAATAATAGTAGTGAGTTTAGTCCTTATTTAGATGTATCCACAATTAATATACCTGATAAATTTGGAGCATTACGGTTTAACGATTCTCATGGGGAACTGTATGGTCCCATACCTGCTATCTCCGTGAACCGATCCAAAGCCGATTTGGTTCACGCAAGGATTCATACTAGTTCCTTAAGCAACACAACTTCAGGCTTAAGGGGTGCTGCTCTCAAAGCTTCTAACTCTTCTCAAGTTAATTTCATGGGGACTGTTAAAGGCGCTACTATCATCGTGGGATCCCCAGACTTTGGAGATTCCGAGAATGTAGCAGGGGTTTGTGCAGAAAATTCTTCTAAGGTCTCTTTCAGAGGACCTACCTCAATTGTTCAGTTTGGGACCTGTGTTCTTGGCGAAAATGATTCAGTGGTAGAGTTTGTTCCGCATAAGAGGTTGGATCAAAATTTAGATGTTACTGGGTTTAATTTACTAAACAAAGGGAACCATACCTCTGTTGAATTACACTCCACAGGAAAAACCTGTGCTGCGGTTGTGAATAATTCTCAACTTATTATGGAGAACTTAGGAAGTCCTAATACAGTATGCGCTATTCCTAATAGTGATTTTAGTGATTCTAATATAGCAAAATTCGTTAGTGCAGGGTCTATGCAGTTTTATCCTAACGCCGCTTTAGCATCTTATGCTACAAACCATATAGATGTTAATTTGGCAGACGTTGATTTAGATTCTGATGTTATGACAGCAGCCGAACATGACCAGCTTATTCAACCCGCTACTGGTGGTAAAATTGCATATAATTACCTATTAACTAATCCTTTTACTGATTCGGCTTCGGCTACCATACAAAGCACCTTATCAACGGGGGGGATGTGTGTACAAGCTTTTGGGAATAGTATAGTAAAAGCAAATAGCGTTCACTTCCTAACGGGATATACTTTAGCTGATGGGACCTATTTCGATGCAAGTTCAACCGCAGGAGGTTGTAACCAACTTAGGATATGGAATATAGGCGATACCTCTAAGCTCTATGCTTCCCATTTAGCCGTGAGTGCTGCAACCCCCTCTGCCACACCTTATCACGGGCCTAGATCTACTTTCCTTAGCGGACTCTCTGAGGGGGGACACGGTTTTCGTGACTGGCGGGATGGATCTGCCATTGCATATGGTGCATTAAGCTCTACACCAGACACCTCAACCCTTAGTGTTTGTGATCGTTACGGCTTAGGGTTCAATGACGCATCTGCTTTTATGACGGTAGAAATGAGCGCCATAAATAAAGCGTATACAGGTGATGTAAAAGATTTCCCACACTCATCTTTCTTAAATAAGGGGCCTTTTAGATTATTCTTCAGTGTTAATCCTATGTTGAGATATGTGGGGTATGTTTCTGCGACCCCTACTAATACAGGAATAGATGAGTTTGCAACAGGTGACACAAGACCTATGCAGCATTTAGCGCAAGGATATAATCTTTCTGGCAATATTGGGGTTCCAAGCGGCATTCACGATGTTACCTCAACTAATCTAGGTCTTTTGCACTATACCACAAGATATGGGTATTCAGGGCAAAAAGCCGAAGCATCTGGGTATTATTTCCCCTCTTCTGTGATAGATCCTAATAGAGGAACAAATGTTTATTTGGATGAGGGGGCTGCTGATGTTTTTGCAAATGCTAAGAACTGTGCCGCGCCCCCAATCGCAGGAAGAGCCTCACCTAATGTATCTATTTATAAATCTACAACCCATTGGGGTGGAATCGGGAACCCAGGCAATGGTGGGGCTACATATGGACAAGGAGCAGGACTAAAATCAATTAACATGTTCGATTTAGATAGGAGTATATGATGAATTATTTGAATAACTTTAATGTTTTTATGAACGCCTATGGCGATGACTCAAACGGAGGGGGTGACGGAGGATCAAATGTTCTTAATTTAACAAACGCTTCAATAGACGCATCATTTGATTTTGTATCCTCTCCTTTTAGGTTTACTGACCCTCCTCGATATTACAAGGCTAATGATCCTTACTTTTATGAAGTAGATAATATTCCTCTTAAGCAAATCCATGAGAACTGTTTGTGGTTGAAAGATCAAATCATGGGGATTGATACTGATGTTACGGGAATCCCACTGTCTAAGATTACTGATTTACAGCCATTTGTAACCAATTCTGATCGAGTTTTATATGTTCGTCCAGGGAAGTTTACCGCTAGAATAAATGATGCTTATAGTTCATCCCCCCAAGATTTGTGGGCATCTTTTTCTGAGGATGTAGCTACTATAGATTTAGCACGAAGCCCTGTTTATACAACACCTTCGATTGTTCTAAGTAATCCTTTATTTCAAGCTCTGGTAAGTTCTGAAATTAATCAGTTATTATATAATAATGGATTATTTGATCATTATCAACATCACGCCTCTTTATTTGTAACTGATCCACCAATTAGTTCCGCTAGTGTTCCCGGAGGCCCGTTTACTTTAACTACTGTTTTAGATCCCACCTTTTTATCAGTTGGAAGTTTATCTCTTTCTATGTTGCCAAAAATTAAATCGGCGGTATGGCAACAAAGAAGTAATACCGCTTTCGAAGCACCTTACCTCCCTGACCTTCAGCAACTATCTGTCGATTTCTGTAGGAGATGGAAGGGGGTCTTTAGGACCTCTGTAGTTAACTCTACTGATCAGTTATCAATAATCATTCCTCCTTTTGAAGATTATGATTATATTGACAAAAATGATACGTATGACCCACAAGTTAGAATAGATTTAGTATTTATGTATTCTCATCCTGTGGATAGTCCTGCATCCCATATTGTTAAAGATAGCGGAGGAGGACCTCAGCAGATAACGAAGCCTACTTTAGGGGTTGTTAAGGGTGCGGGTGCAATCCTCACCCCTAAGAGTTTTCAAGGCGACATAGCCTACGATATAATTAACAATTCTGATTTTATTGGAACTCCTCCTTGGGATTCCCAAGCGAATAATCCTGATAAATATTATGATCTACAACAGCAGTTGTCTGAGTTTGCAGATTTAAGTATTCAATCCCCTCTTTCTGATCAGTTAGGGACTAATAATACTCCTTTTGGAGAAGGTAGAGACGTAGGAAATAATTTTCCTTCACCTGATGATCTTTTGAACTTAGCTCCTATTTTAGCAGATAACGCGACGGAATCTAATTTAACTACTTTAGGCCAAACAGTCCTTCCTTTATGTTATGTAATTGTTAAAAGGGGTAGTCCTGTTATTACGGTAGATGATATTATTGATATCCGTCCTTTCCTTAGAACTGCTGAATTAACATATAATGAGAGGGCTGGAGTAGGTGCTGCTAACCCACCTTTATCCTTGGCTAATCCAGCTACAGGAAAATACGAACTTTATAATAGCCTTGAATCTATGAGAGATTTTATTATGAAGTATGTGAATACCATTGCTGGTGATATTACTGGTCAATTAGATAATTTTGCTGTTGTGCCTAAACCCCAGTTAACCTCGACTATACATACTGTGCATATAGATGGTTCCAATTATGTAGCAGATTCGAATGGTGTGGGATTTAAATGCCCTTTATATGATGCAAAAAATATTAATTGTAATTTAGTAGAGAACTGGCCTGAGGCTTTTGCTGAATATTCAACCCCTTCGGCTATTAGTGCTCCCGCAGATGGTGATGTCACGGTAGAGCTTATCCCTGGGAGGTACAGCTTGGACTTAGACATAAGTATTTGGGACACTAGACAGCATGATGCAAGTAAGACCTTTTGGATTGAGATGGTTGATGCTGATACGGACGAAAAACTAGCTCCTGCTCCTCATGAACAACGGCTTGATGGAGAAAGGATTGGAGAACCGAACGTATCATCGAGTGGTTCAGACACTGTTCACGGACACTTAAGTTATAAAACTATAGTGGACATAGACCACAAAAGAACTGTCGCCTTTACTGTTACTACCAGTTCTAGTACAAGCAATAATTTTGGGCTTAGTGGTGGTGTAAGACTTAAACGAGAGCAGAATATAGACGGGTCGGAAGCTACTATTAGGTAAGGAAGATACTAATGGTTCGCTTTTCAGATTGTACTACAGCGCAACCAGGAGAAGGTGGAAATGAAGAGCCTCCTGGGGGGCTGCCCCCAGGGGTTACTTTTGTTGACCAACCTGAGGTTCCAGGTGGCGAATTGGAGGGGGACAAAATTCCCCCTCCTGGAAATGGGGGAGGGGGACCACCCTACCCAGGGGAGCCTTTTATTGACCTTCCTGATAGGGTGTTTATTCCAGCGGAAGATTCTCCAGGTTCTACTGTAATTGTTGTTATATGTGAGTCTATTCCTATCTCAACCGCTGATACTGATATTGTTTTTTATGACCCAACTAATCCTGTAGGGGGTGAAATAACTGAGGTATCCATGCCTATTACAGGGGATTTATTAAACCATCCTGATTGCCCTGACGGTTTTAGTGCGCGTATTTATGGGCTTGATAACCCAACGATAGACTCTGAAGACAACTTTGTTTATAATCCAACCATAGAGGTTACTATACCAACGTCGCCCGAAGCACAGTCTTTTTATGCGGCAAACACTGGATTATTGGATAGCTTACTAATTGGATCACCTAATTCACCTCTGTTTGAAGTCTCTTGGCTTGTTAGCTTCCCTTTTGATGCTGGGGATGAGTATAATGAGTGGTATAGAACACAAGAATATATTAGTGTTCCTGCTACCATTGTTGATGTTGATGTCCCTGAAGCTGAAGAGCCTGTTATTACCTACAAAGGGGACCTTATAGTTCAATACAATACTCCAGTAGAAAAAGAGGTTATACATACTTTAACTCCAGAGACTTGGTTTTTGGGGGATTATGAAATAACGGACACCCCAACTTTAACACCTCCTCCTGCTTATGAGTATGCGGGATACACTGACGATAATTTTAATATGCAGCCAGGGGGGACGCTGCAAGCTAGATCAACGATTATAGATTTGGAAGGAATTGGTCCGTCAAGCCCTCAGTTGGGGTTGAGAATTCCTATAGCTCCTAAGCCTGGTTTTTCTGGGGATCTTGATCAAATTCAGATTGGAATCCCACTAGATCTAGTTGATTTTGTTGGGGGTAATCCTGGATACGATGAGGGGGAGGCAGTCACAATAACTACTAATGATTCTAGTTTAGAATCTATTTATACTCTTCAACCTACGGATTGGCCTGCTGGTTCGGAGGTTGAGCATATTTGGGTTCGTGATAGTAAAGGAAATCCTCCTACTTATGATGGCGGGTCTGAAACTTATGGCTGGACCGGATATTCGTATAATGGTGTTGAATCAGATAATAGTACAGGAAATATTATTTTCAGACCTTTGGAGAATTCTTTTGATACTGGGACAAACCCTGTAGCTGTTGATATACAGGTCGGTGATGGAGGAGGCGGGGTCCACACATATACATTAACCGTCTTATTATCTGGTGGGGCTGGTGGAAGTCCTGAGAATTTTACGACCATAACTAATGGTCTTGCGGGTACTAAAATTAAAGTACCTAAAAGCCTTAGCAGTAAACAACCTGTAACTTCTTCACGAAGAACCTTTGTATCTTTAGAGGCTCCAGGAAAACGAGCATATCATAGGAGTGTTCCTGTAGAAATATCTCCCCAAGCAGAGGCAAGAAAAAGACAAACTATTACTTACAGTAATGGAATTACCAATCCTAATTATACTTTTTATAGTGCATCAAAACAAATCAAATCTTTAGGGTTACCTTTTGTTAAGAAATCAATTTTTGGAACAGTAGTTGATGAGACAGTTAAGGGTATTTTAGATGTTAATGCAGGAAGTGAAGATTCTGATTATTTATACAGCGCTTTTACCCATAAAAAATTAAAAAATAGTTTAAGCGATAATATAAAAACCTCTTTAGAGGGTAAGCTGTCTTTAGCTGGGGCTCCTCTAGAAAATGCTTTTATTTCAAGTATGGCTCAAGGATTAATCAGGAATGAGATATACTTTTCTGAAGAAGATTTTGTAGCTTTGTCACAAGAAGATTTAAGTACTACTTCAATAGAAAAAACGAATAAACTAGGTGTTGATAATTATAATGCACTCAACCTCATACTTCAGAATTGCGTATCTATAAACCCAAACGATTACGGAGTTGTTCTTAAAAATAAATTAATTAATTGGAAGCCTCTCTCAGAAGACCTCAATAAAAATATTATATTTTCTACATCCGAAGGAGTAGATACGCCTGTTTATATCCCAAATAGCGACAAAATAACTGTTTTTGATTCAACTGGAACTTCTCATACTTTAGAGATGCAGAACGGGGATTTCTTTTTAGCAGATACTGTCGGTGGGGATGATCGCTTAACAGTGCATTCTGATTTAGAAAAAGCAAAAGTATTAGGGCCAGAGGTGATATCCCAGGCTTCAGTCTTAGCTGGTGAAGATTTCCATATGAGGTTAGACTGTAGTTCCGATATCTCAGATTTGGTGGAATATAATGTTGACACAACTAGCGCCAGAGCAGATTATTATTTTCTCAAATTAAACAAGGATACGATTGAAGATTTGCCTAATGGAGTTTCAAACGGAGATACGCTGTTTAGTAGAAAAACTAAGGCTGTGTATGACTACACCACTACTGGGATAGATGAGTACGTTAAAAACAATGCGTTCCCTAATATGGTTGTTTATTTACGACATGATGATATGTTGTTTAATCACCTAGAGAAAACAAAAACAGGAACCTTAACTTGGAAAGATCTCACGTTAAATAATTTTTCTAATACACCAGACAATCTTATTTTAATTCGACAGTTGCCGCAGCATATTTTGATTATTCCTAGCGATAGGACTGAGAATGTTTTCTCTCACAAAAGATCCAAACTAGTTGCTTTTAATACTAGACGAGCTACATTAAGAGTATCCCCTTTTACAAGAAAAAATAAAAACCAGGACTTTAAGCCTGTGTATTTAAAGACAGAGTATACGTCTACAGATAGCATTAATTTTGATTTAGATATTGAGAATAATATTATTTATCAGGAGAAGGTGAAGTATGTTTTTGATACTACGGCAGTTAATGCTATTAAAAAATATACAGAGGGGACTGAATCCTTGCCTAGGAAGGTGTTGCCTACAGGAAAAGCTTTGGCTGAAATAAATAAAATAAAAACAGTCTACTCACTAACAAGTAGAGATTCAATAACTATTTATGATTTATACTCTAGGTTAGAGCCAAGTACTTATCGGTCTTTTGGTTTTGATCAAGAAGTGGGGTACTTTTTTCGAGCAAGGCTCGCACAGAATTTAATAACTGAGGATAAAACGGTAAATGAAACTTATTTTGTTCCCGTAAAAGAAATTTCAAATATTAGTAATGCCTCCCCTGTTTTGTTGCTTGACAATGCTGAAGCTCCTAAAATATCCGCTAAGAGGGCTCCTATATCTACTCCAACACCATCTCCTGGAGGCCCCCCAGACCCAGGAGGATTTAACCCGACAGCCTGATCTCTGCAAAAAGATTTTTTTTTGCTATAAAGCACTGTAAGTCAGTACATACTCGTAGAGGGTTTTCGCCCTTATTATGATTTATGGAGAATAAATATGAATTTTAATGAAAATGTAGACAAGGATTTTGTTGACGCAATCCTTGAGAGTTCCCTCTGGCAAAAAGCAAAAATTAATGTTGTAAAGAGAGAAACTGTTAATGAGTCTTCGGAGAATGAAGGTGAGATTGGTACCGTAGCTGAGTACGAAAAGGGTGTTGCTAATGAATATGAGGAGCCCCAGGGTTTGGATCAGGCTGAGGAAGACCTTACTTTTGATCTTGATGATCTTCAGGTAGTTCTTGACAACTTAGATGACGATTCTCTTATGGAGCATGCTATGAGCATGCTTGATGTTTTTGATGTAGCCTATGAGCAACTCAATGAGGGCGGCGAGGGCTGCGAAGAGGACGAAGAAGAAGAAGAAGACGAGTAATGAACGAGCTTGATATCGCTGAGTTCGCGCAAAGCATTCTTGAAGAAGATGTGCAAAAGGGGAAGCCTGTACAGTTTGCTGCTGCTCAGGCCCCCCAAGCGCCTGATGTTTCCGATGTCGAAGTTCCCGATGATTTTGCTGCTCAAATGGTGTCTGAAGGTCTTTGGTCAAAGGCAGGCATTGAAGTTAAAGAAAGAGCCCCCCAAACAATACAACCTAAGCCTAAGCCTCAAGTACCTTTGACCGAAGAAACTGTCTACAAACAGCATTTGGTTAAAGAGTATGAGAAAAAGGTTGAAGATCTTAAAGAGCTTGTTGCCTTAATGGAAAGCTTTGGTATGGTTGGTGGTGATGCGGGTGCATTTAATTCCGTAGGACGAAACGGAACTGGGTCTTCAGAAGGGAGATCCAGACGAAAAACGACCAAAAAAAAGAAACGTAAGAAAGCATGGCCTTATTAATAGACATATTAGCTGAAGCCAAGAGCCGACCAAAGAAGAGGGGGTCATACCACACTCTAAAGGATGGACCTGTAACGGCTAAAAAATCAAAGGTAAAAAACTACCCTAGTATTAAAATTGCTTTACGTCGAGGATATCTCGGTCAAATATTCTCAACTAAAGGCGCAGCACGGCTTTATGTTATTAGTAAAGCTGGTTGGGGTAAAAAAAGTTCAGGCCGAATAGCTAAAGGATTTACACCTGGATCAGCGACCCCCTCTGCGAAGTGGGATAGTATTAAAGGGCATTCAGTCCGAACAATGAAAAAACACGGGAAGCAAAAATCCCGAAAATTCGACAAGTACAAGGTAAAGAAAAAATGATTTTAACTGACACATTCATAGTAGAGAACGCCCAATTGGTTCAAGAGAGCCGAGATGGGAAAAATATCACCAAACTGCGCGGAGTTTTCGGCAGGTGTGATGAGAAAAATAACAACGGTAGAATTTACTCTAAGCCAATTTTAGAAAGAGAGGTTAAGCGTATAGCTGAGGCTATGTCTGAAAGGAGACTTTTAGGAGAACTTGATCATCCTACACACGATTCAGTTAAACTAAGCAATGTTTCTCACCTTATTACAAATTTGGATTTTAAAGGTAGTGAGTTGGTTGGTGAGTGTGAGATTTTAGACACTCCCGCTGGTAAAGTTGCCCAGGCTTTAGTGGAAGGTGGGGTTAAGGTAGGTATTTCTTCTAGAGGCATGGGAACTTTATCAGAACAAGCTGATGGCTCAAAGCACGTTAATGAAGATTTTAAACTTGTAACCTTTGATTTAGTTGCTGATCCTTCTACCAGAGGAGCCTTCCCTGGTTTAGCGGAATCAACCGATCAATCTGCCTTAGTTGAAGAGATTGTTAAAGATACTTTAGATAAAGCAGCTAAGGAAAAAGTTTTTAGCACTATGCTTAAAGACATGCTTAGAGAAAAAACTTCAAAGTGGGGAAACCAAGGTGGAAAGCCTACTGAAGTTAAAAAGGACAAGAAAAAGCCTACCGCTGAAGACCCTTTCCGTAATTGGGAAGATTTCTACGGAGCATACACAGGTCCTCCTCGCGTTGCGAGAAAGACACGGGGGTATGAGGATGCTGAAACGGTTACAGAACCTCAGGAAGTAGTTGAAGGCATAAATCAGTATGCATTTTTAAGGGAGTTTCTTGTAGAGAACGTAGAGAATTATGAAGGATTAAATACTTATGCTGCTTTAAAAGGACTACTTTTAGAAGACTTAGATGAAGCATTTCGCCATAGAGGGTCAGAAAGAACGCAAAGGCGTCAAGCAAGGCTGAGGACAAAAGGTGGTGCGATTGCTCAAAAAGGAGCCCAAATGATGAAGAAGGCTACTAGAGACACAGAGGCTGTAAAAGATATGTCAACCCCATCAGGCGGGATTAGAGGTGCTATTCATGGATGGAGAAAGGGTCGTTTGCTAAAGAAAGCAGGGAAACTGGATGTGAAGGGTGAGAAGCTAAGAGATAAAGGAGATGCTTTAACTCAAACTGGTATTCGTCAAGTAGATAAAGCCGCTGTTCGTGCAAGGGTTGATGCTAAACTTGCCGCAATTCGGAAAGATAAAGGACTTCAACGACAGGCTCAGGTTAAGCGACCATCTACAAGAGCTACAGACCTTCGAAGCCATCCAACGCCAGAAGCAGCGACTCCTGTAAAACGAGAAGCTCCAAGCCACGATGATGGGGGTGGAACGGCTGCTGTTATGACCGCTCACGCCAAGACTCCAGAAGGGAAACGACAATCCCAACAAGACGCTGCAAAGAAGAGACGGCCTGGAAGAGTCGGTCGAGCACTTAAAGCAAAGATAGCAGCAGAAGAAGAAGAATAAGCAAAAAAATAAAAAAAAGTGACCTACTTTTTTTTCACTAGTAAATATTAATAGACACGGAGTTTAATTATGAGCAAATTCGATAGCATTTCACAGCTTCTCCCTGAGGGGCTCACTGAAGAGACGGTCAATGAGATCGCTACTCTTGTTAGTGAGGTTATCTCAGAAGAAGTTGAGAATAAAGTAAAAGATTTAGAGAATAAAGTCCACGGCTTCCTTCGCATGAAAATTGACGAAGTTAAAAGCCATGCTATAGCAGAATTGGAACAAGAGAATGAGACCTTTAAGAACGCTCGTATTTTCGAATCACTTAAAACTTTAATGGCCTTAGAGATTAATGGTGATGATGAGGAGAACGCAGTCGGTCAAACTCGTAAAGAGTTTGATGAAGTTCAAGAAGAAAATGATGTTCTTATTCGTGAATTAAATACAGCACTTACTGAGTGCTCAAAAATGGAAAATACTTTGAGGGTTTTGTCAGGTAAAATTGATATCCTTGAAGAAGAGCGAGTTGATCTACAGGAAGCTGTCCTTTCTTTAGAAGAATCCGCTACATTGCCTTTCAAAAGTAGTGAACAGGCAGTTGTTATCTCAGAAGACGTTGATTCTGAAGAGATAGCAGCACAACAGGTTGAACCCGGTTATTCAAACGAGTTCATTACCGAAGACATGATGGCTTTTATGCCTAAAAAGGAGATTTTAAAATGAATGTAGACGTTAATGGTAGTATTGCCAATGAAGTCGTAGATAAATGGTCTCCTGTATTAGAAGGACTTACTAACGACTATACAAGGAAGGTAACAGCACAACTTTTAGAGAACCAAGCTAAGGCTATTATTTCTGATAGACTTAATGAGGATATCGCAGGCGACAATGGTGGTATGAACACCGTTGGTCGTATGGGAACTTTTCAAAAGTTTGCTTTCCCCCTTGTTCGTCGTGTGTATCCCGAGCTAATCGCCAACAATATCGTCGGCGTCCAGCCTATGCAGGGACCAGTTTCACAGATTTTCTATCTTGGTAATTCAAGAAGAGATGCAGTCGGGAACGCCGATGGCTCACCCGTCGAGCAAACAATTTACAGTAAGTATGCTCTTACTTATAGAGGTTTAGTGCAGGCACCCATCTTTGATGGTGCAAGCTACGACCTAGATACAGTTCCCGATGGTTTAGATGTTTCAGGTCTAATTGGTGCTGGGGATGCGACCCTCGCTGGCTCCCCGACCGCTTCTGGCGCACCTTCCAGTACTGTTGGTGGTAAAATTGCTAATTGGCCCACTGCAAGTTCTACCCACAGACCCGTAGTTTCTACTGGTCCAGCACAAATGCTTGGCTTCAACGTCTCATCAGGTGAGCGTCTTTCTGGATCTGGTATCCCAGAAATGCTCTTCAACATCGAGCAGCAGCCCGTTGCCGCAAGAACTCGTAAGATGAGAGCCCTTTGGACTCTTGAGGCTTCTCAAGACCTTAAGGCTTATCACAACCTCGACCTTGAGCAGGAGCTTACTGACCTTCTAGGTAAAGAGCTTCGCCTTGAGATCGACCGTGAACTTATTGAAGATCTTCGGATGATTGCTTATGGTGTTGGTAGGTCTGCTCAAGATACTGGTTCTGGTCTTGGTTGGCAAAGAAGTTCTTTGGATCAATCTCAGAACCAAGCCAATGGTCCTAACTTGAGCTTCCAACCAGACTTCACAAATGCAAGTGCATTCGATTATGATTTTGCTGGTAAGTACGGCAACACCCGAAACGAAGGTGAGTCAGTTTACGATAACGTGTTCTTGATTGATTTCTCTAGCTCTGCTCTTGATTTTGCACCTCAGCACGTTGGTCATGTCTATGCTAACCTCATGGCACTCTGCCAGAGAGCGGCAACTGACATTTACAAGACTACCCTGCGCGGTCCTGGTAACTTTATGGTCACCTCTCCCACTGTTGGCGCAATGCTTGTTGCTGCTGCCAAGATGGAAGGTGGTATTGAGAAATCAGATGGTCCCACTAATATGGCTGGGGCTAAGGTCGAGTATAAGGGTAAGCTTGCTGGTCAGTTTGACCTCTATATTGATCCTCTTTATCCTGAGGACGAGATTCTTATTGGTTACAAAGGTGCCAACGCAATGGATTCGGGTTATGTTTACTGCCCCTACATTCCATTACAGCAAACACCAACCATCACTGATCCCGAGACTTTCCAGCCCAAAAAAGGCATCATTACTCGTTACGGTAAAGCAGAAGTCGCTCCAGCGTCTAGATTCTACAGAATCATTAGACTCGTTGGGCCTACTGCAAACTACCTCTTCACACCATTCTTCGCTGTGAAAAACAACGCGAATGTCTAATTTGGATTGCTAAGACAATACTGATTATTTTTAAAAGGGTGGGGGCTCTGGCCCCCACCCTTGTTCTTTTATGTGGTAAATAATGTATAAATATCAAAGCAAATGTAAGTTTAGAATGCTAACTACTATAGGCGATAAAATTATAGAGATTAGACCTAAGCAAATAATTGAATCTAATGCTATTTTGGATAATGATTATTTAGTTCTTTTAAATAATCCTAGTCGCAAGAGGGGGAGACCTAAAGTAGTACATGATAACGAGGAAATAAAGAATGAAGAGCCAACCAAACAACCATCCTCAGATCCCAAAACCAAGGCTTAATGGCTATGGAACAAGTTTAGGTGATTATGGGGGATATTTACTTACAGACTACAAACAAACAGGGGATATAGATGCTCCTGCGCTTAATAGATTAACTTTAGAATCTGCGACAGAGTTTAGTGGTTATGAGACAATAATTAAAGACTATATTTTGGGGATGTTAGGGTTCCCTATTGTCCGTGTAGAGTTAACGGGATTTCAATTAAAGCAATCCATACAAGAAGCAATTAATAAATTAAATTATCATGCTCCTTTGTGGAATCTACAGTATGCAACCTTTGATGCTTCTGCGGGGCAGAATATTTATGAAATTCCTCTCTACATGCTCCAAAATTTGGAATATGTAGCATATAGAAAGACCTTATTAACTATCGCATCTCAGAATGGTACCCTTGAGTTCGATTTTTTCTTAAAATACTTCCAAGATAACTTCTTGTTTGGGGATATGAATATTGCTGAGTTCTATCAGCTTCAACAGAACTTGGAGATGTACAGAAAGATTCTTAGCCAGGACGGAGGGTTTAATGTTGTTGGTGGTAAATACCTACAGATTTATCCCTCTCCTTCCCAGACTCCTGAGAAGGTTATTTTGGAGTATAGGGCTATTGATTCTGATACGATTCTACCTTACTATACTAATTGGGTCCAAAGATATGCCCTTGCTGTTGCCAAAGGGGTTTTATCTCAAATTAGAGGAAAATTTGCCTCAGTTCCTTCCCCAGCGGGAGGAGCGGTATTGAATGGACCTCAGCTTGCAACGGAAAGCCAGCAGGAAAAACAGGCATTAATTGAAGAATTATTGATGGAGGTTGAAGAGCCACCCGTCTTCACTACATTCTGATGGACAGAAAGAAAGATCTTTTTGAGGTGTCTACAGACATGCTGCCTCTTCCTGAGTTGGAAGGGAAGAGTGATCTATCTTTTTTTGACCAAGAGAATGCTGATATCAATCTTTTTAACCTAGTAGACGATGAGCTTATTCGTATAGCAGGATCGGAACTTCTCTACTATAAGTTCCTAATTTCTGAAGATTATGATGAAATATATTTAGAGGCTAGGAATAAGCCTATAATTTCTGAACCAATTAATGTTTATGGTCATTATGAACCCAAGCCGGTGGAACAGAATCTTACAGAGTTTGGCTTAGAGTTAACTAACGATCAGTTATTTATTTTTAATAAATCTTATATTACCTCAAAGATCAATAGGTCTCCTATTGCTGGGGATATAATCAAACCAAAATTCCAGAACCAAAAATACGAAATTTTTGAGGTTCAAGAAGACAGTTTTCAATTATATGGAGTTTATCATCTGGTCTGCGCTGCCAAGATTCTTCGTGATGAGGCAAGTGTTATAGATGAACCCCTCACCGAGTTAAGTAATGATGTGGGGGGATATAAAGATCTATGACCACAGTAAACTGTTGTAAATTTCGAAGGTTTGAAGGGTCTTGGAGACAAAATACTTCTACAACTCCTAGTCACCCCAAACCTACTTATGATTTTGAAGGGACTTACTTTGAGGAATGTAAAGAGTCTCACCCAGAGGCCGAGTGCCCTGATTTTTCTAATGATGAGTGTAATGAACTAAAATTTTCTCCTCCAACAGTGTGTTGGAGTATGGTCGAAGCCTCTGATGAGTATGATGATAGATATTTTGAGTGTGCTTGCGCTTCAAGTAAGTATATAAAGTTCTCAGGTCCTTATGGAAAGGGGGTTCCTCACGCACTTGAACAAGGGCTTCCAGCGGAAGATGCGTGTACCTGCCCTCGACCAAAACCAAAAAGAGAAAAAACAGTTGAAGATCCTCCTTTTCCTGGGGGAGAAGCTGATAGGGTATTAAAAGTTACTCTAACTGAGAGCATTATAAAATGACAAATAATTTTGATATAACAACTTCTAGTAATTTTGATTTAATCAAAACCTCAAGGATAACATCTCAAGAGTATTTATTAAATTTAATATCTCAGATGGACAAAAAAAGTGTTATTCCTTTAAATGGATACAAAGAAATTGTTAGATTTTTACTAAGCGAGTTTAATGATTTGCCCTATCTTAATGATGAATTAGAAATAATAAAATCTAAATGTAGATATGGAAACCCAGATAGAACTATAGCAAAATTACACCAGACAGATAATTTAGTATTGCCTTTTCTTACTATCTCACAAAATAGTATTATAGAAAGTCCCAATAGACAAAAATATTTTCCTGTAGTTATGCATAGTACCTATTGGAATAAAGATAAACAAAAAGCAGAGAGGATAATTAGTTTGTGTGATAGACCTGTTACCATACAGTATAATATTAATGTTTGGGCCAAGTATATGGAAGACATGGACCAATTATCACAGCAAATTAGGCTTAGATTTAACCCTTCTATTGAATTAAACACACAGTTTAGTAAGGATAGTAAAGTCTTTCTAGCTTCAGAAACTAATAACTATAGCTTTTCTTTAGGGGATAGAGAAGATAGAGTTATTCGGAAATCATTTACTGCTTCTGTTGAAACGTACATAAAAAGTCCAAAATATCTTATAACATCTACGGGACAGATTGAAGAGCTTAATTTAGATGCAATAATAGTGGATTCTTAATAGGTATTAAGAATAGTGCTAATTTTTTTAGCACTATTTGGGCCTAAATTTACTAAATATAAATAGAGGTTATTATGAAAAGTATTACAAATGATTGCTTACAACGCTTAGAGTTGTATTTAACCACCAGCAGCGGAGCGAAAAGAGTCTGGCTTATGCCTAGAGAGACAATGGTTGTCCCTCCTTCGTTTGTCAGTGGACAAATGCAGACCTTATCTGCTCGTCGTATGCTTAGTATCAGAAATGCTTAGGAGATAAATTATGGCAAATTTCGTTAGTCCAGGTGTATATGTAATTGAGAAAGACATTAGCGATTACACCCCAGCAGTTAACCCTACGGTTGTAGGTATTGTTGGTTTTGCAAGCAAAGGCCCCACTAATAAGGCTACCCTTATAACAAGCCAGGAGAATCTAGTAAAAACTTTTGGTAGACCCCAAGAGGCTTTAGCTGGTCAAGGCTTAGAGGGTGGTTTAGAGATTTTAGAAACGGCTAACCAAACATATTATGTTCGCGCTGTTGCTGAGACAGGAGCCAATGCGGCAAGTGGGGTAATGCCTATGGGGTCGTGCCCTGCAATGCTTGTTTCAGGAGTACCCGCTGTCGATACTGGAGGCGCGGCAGGCATTGGTGTTAGTCAACCCTGTTATTTAAAAGTTCAAGTAACTGATAGTGCGGGACGGGAAAGGTTTGCCGTGCCTAAAAGCTTCGCTATCCCATCAGGAACAATGTCTGGTGGTCAGCTTGCTACAACGCAAGATGTAGCCATGAAGTCAGTCATTGGTGGTAACATGGACACTGATGAAGTTGGTGTTTACTTTACTTCTGGTGCTACTTTGCAAGGTCCCGACGATGGACCCAGCCAAGGCAGCGCAGTTTACTTAGTAGGGAACTATGCAGGTTCAGGTGCGTCTTTAGCAGTTTCGGCCTACTCAGACAGTAATTATTCTGTTGGTCTCTCTGGAATACTTCACCACTTAAGTACAAGTGGTGCTAGAGCGTCCCTCTCTGCAACACAAGCTTACTCTTTTGCTTTAAAAACAAACGGTTATTCTTTTAATCCTGGTGCAAGACTAGGATCAGATAATACTCTTTCATCTATAGGTTATCTAACTGAATCACTTTATCCTGGTACAGGGTATAACACATCAACACTTGCAGATGGTAGTATCTTAGGAAATTCTATCACAGTAGGTCCCTTAGGCTCTAGAAACTTTACAGTTAATATTAATGATGGAGGAATAGCAGAGGAGGGATTCAAAGCCTCGTTTGTTGCTTCTGGAAATTACTTAGAGGATGTAATTAACACAGGTGCTACAGACCTAAAATCAGAAACCATTAAAGGCAATCTAATCTTAGAAGATAGTATCTTCTCTGATGCTGCGGTACCTTTTTATGAGTCTCATTTGAGTGCTCTTACCAATAGCGTAACTCAGGTAAGTGGTCACGGTGGCGGGTATTCTTACACTGGATATCCCAACGTCTCGATGCCTGCCGATGCAGATGTCTTAGTTACTACATTTAGTGCAACGGTTGGAGATTGGAACCCATTAGCACCTAGGTTTATTAAACTAGTTGATACGACAGTTAACTTAGCTGGTGGAACAAATGGTGACGGTGATGGAGATACTGATAAAGAAGCTGATGCTTTAATTGGTCAGGTAACTCCTACCAGAACAGGGATGCAAGCACTAAATGATGAGCTTGTTCCTGTTACTCTCGCTATTGTTCCTGGTATTAGTGATCAGAGAGTACAGAATGCTTTAATAACACTGGCTGAAACTACTGGAAATTTCCTTGCAGTCTTTGGTTGCCCAATAGGAATTGGGAACCCTGGAGACGCTATTGAATATGCAAACGGACAAACCCCTTATAGGAATTCCGCTTTCAATAGCTCCTATGCATGCCTTTACTACCCAGCCGTAAAAGTATTCCAGTCTTATATGGCTAAGGATATTTGGATGGACCCAGCTATCTTCGCTGTAAGACAAATGGGCTTCACTGACAGTGTTGCAGAGCTTTGGTTCGCTCCAGCAGGCTTTGTTCGTGGTCGTTTAACTAAGCCTTTTGATACTGAAGTTGATTTAAACCAAGGTGATAGAGACAGTCTTTATAGTGGAGGTAACATTGTTAACCCAATCGTTAATTTCCCCTTGCAAGGAATCACAATCTTTGGACAAAGAACCACTCAACGTGCCCCAACGGCGCTGGATCGGATTAATGTTCGAAGGCTTATGGTTTTCATCAAGCGAGTAATTACCATGTCAACGCAGAGATTCATCTTTGAGCCTAATGATAAAATTACTCAAGAAAGAATTCAAACCCTTCTCGTCCCCTTGTTTGAGGATATAAAACGAAGAAGGGGTGTCACAGAATTTAAGGTAATTTGTGATGAGACAGTAAATACTCCAGTGAGAGTTGATAGAAATGAGCTTTGGTGCAAGATTCTTATCAAACCTACAAAGGCAGCAGAAGTCTTAGTCTTTGAACTTAACATTACAAATCAATCAGCAAACATAGGCTGATAACGGAGAAAACATGCCAAACGCAAACCCCTATTTTATTAATAACGATGGTCAGGTAGCTCGCACAATTAGCGGTGAGCAACCAACCACCCCTGTAATCTCTACTGAACTAGATTCAGTACGAGCTTATCAGTGGGAGATCTCATTTCATTTTGGAGCAAAAGATCCAGTAAATACTATGCAAAAACCCCTTACTCTTGCAGCAAAGCAAGTGAATGGTATTGGATTTAGTGTAGAAGATATTGAGGTTCATAGAGTTAACGACAAAGTTTACTATCCTGGTCGTCCAAGTATGGATGAGTTGGTTGTAACTTTTGATAACTTACAGAAGACAAAGGTTGATAAGCTTCTTTATGAACTGATGGCTGTAACATATGATCCACGCACAGGAGAGCTTGAGGGTGGTAAAATTCCAGGGCTCAACGGTCAGTTAAATACTTTCAAGCAAACTATCGACGTTGTTCAGCTTGATGGAAAAGGCCAACCTCGAAACGTCATTCATCTTTATGGCTGTTATCCCAAGAAGATTACTCATGGGGAGTACAACTACGGAACCAACGATTTCCACACCATTGAAATGACCTTCCGCTATGATTATTTCATTAACACTAACGATAAGAAAGGCGTTGTTAATGGTGAGGTTGGATAATTAACCATAGTAAATTTTTTAAAGACCCAACTCGTTTGGACGCGGGTTGGGTTTCTTTTTTAGCTATCATATAATATGGATTATTTTACTGAACTACTTGAAAGTTACTCACGTTTAAAGAAGCGAGAGCTTGTTTTGTTGGAGAAGGAAGAGAAGAAGGCAAAAAAGAAATCTAAAAAAAAGGAACCGCAGAAGAAGAAAGAGAAACCAGATAAGATTGTTCAAGAGTATACCCCTGAGCAGGTTCTGACTGCTGCTCTAGGGACGCCA